ATGCGCGACAGGGCCGTACTCATGCTGTGTGTGTTCATGTTCTCCACCCTGACCTTCATGGGGGGATATCTGTATGCAGAAACAGCGATTCAGGCTGATGTGGTAGCGACGTACAACGATGGCTTCACGGATGCCCTGTGTCGACCGTCGGGAGAGCGCATCGAAGATGGCATGGGTAACGCATGCCTGACTGGTGACGAGTGATCTAGGGCGCCTTAGTCAGGCTCACAAGTTGGAATGTGAGACTGGCTATGGCTCGCTAGCTCGTAGCGAGGAAAACAAGGGAGCAACCATGGGAAAGATTGCGGACGACTCGCCCCGTAAGGGCTTTCGCATCAGCCGATTCGCCCGTGAGTATGCCGAGCGTTCGCCGCACACCTATGGTGGCGGGGAGTTCGGAATGTATGGCATGTGGGACATGCGCGACAGCGCGGAAGGTCTCACTGTAGCCAAGGGGTTCGGACTTATCGAAGACTCGGACGGGTCACCCCTGTCTGATTGGAATTCGGGGGGCTACTACAACTGCGACTGTCGAGAGAATGTAATCAGGGTCAACGCGGAGGCCGCGCACGCTGCCTTTGACGCGGCCGGAGTCGAGCATTGGGACTGGCGCGGCCTGGTTGCCTTCGATGCTGGCGACATCCGAGGACTAAGGATTGCCCGCCAGATATCCAACAAGTTGGCCGGGTATCCCATTCTCGATGATGAGCGACTGTCCGAACTGGAGTGGGACGGTGCGTGCGCGATGATTGCGGACCAATATACCTTGCCCACGGGTGTTGAGCCTGGGGACGTCATCAACAATATGCCTGAGGTCCCGCATTGCTCTAACTGCTCATCATGCGACGCAGAAGATGCGATGGGGTATCTCGGGTATCAGAAGTGCTTGCACTGTGATGAGTGGTTGAAGACGGAAAAGGTTAGTGCGCTCTGCTGGGGTTGCACAGAGGATTACGCCGAAGGCGACTGTGATTGCTTGAGTGTCTACGTCGACACGCTCAAGCATTCCGGATCGTATGGAAGCGTCGCAGAAGTGAAAGTCATGATGCGGGCTTGCGTCAAGTGCTCCAGGGCTCGCTACCCCTACCGAATGGCTGCATAGCTGATGGCCTTTAGTCGGGCCCGCAAGTTGGAATGTGACATGCGGGCGCGGCTATGGACTCTCAGGCAGGCGAGAGTGCGAACGAAAGGGTAAGTCAATGAAGACAACTCACCTGAATCAGATGGACCGCGAAAAGCTGACCTACGGGAAGCGGGTGCAGGTGCGACTTCCGTACTGCGAGTACAGCCGTCGTCAGGCTGGTACCTATCGCGGGTTGATTCAGTATGTGAAGGGTGACCATGTTGGAATCTATGTGCCCATGAAGGGGCGCAGTGAGGCGGCTGGATTCCTGACAGGTGCGGCACGTATGGACGAAACCGGTACGTGGATTGAGGGCCGCTGATCATGAAGACGTACGCAGTTGAATATGTCCAGCAGGTGACATATCGATTTGAGGTCGAGGCGGAAAGCGAGGAAGAGGCCACCGAAGCGGCCTGGGACTTCTGGGAGGCCCTTCCTGTATCCGAGGAGCACCGCTATTACGACGATGCCGACGAGCGATACATAAACGACGTGACCTTGAAGGACGGTGCGTGATGCGCGTTGGTTCGCAGCGGCCCTACACCGTAGTCATGGATTGGGAATCGGATTGGTGGGAGGAGGGGGCGGATAAGGTCCGCGCCACCGGTGGACATGACGACCCGGTGGTCTTCCATGTCTGGGCTGAAAATGCCTGCGATGCGAGTGACCTCGCAGATGAAGAGGCGGACTCCTCGCTCGGCAAGAGTATCGCGACCTACCTGAAACACATCGCAATCATGCACGGCCATGCACCGCTCGTACGAGATGGAGAGTAAGACAGTGACACTGATGCACCAGGAACCCCAGGCCGGCCGTGGGACAGCTCTCGAAGCGCTCGCGCCTTCAATCGTGAAAGTGGGCAAGCATGCGGGAACGCTTCGGGCTGGAGTTCACAAGACGGTCTACGTCTGGACTCGGGAAGATATCTCGACGGCGGTGAACGCTGGCGTGGATCTCGTTGCGGAAGAGCTGGCCGGATCAGAACGTGATCAGGACCTGATGAACATGGTCGTAAATGCGGTCCTGCACGTCCTCGAAAATCCGAACGCGTCGCTTGATGAAGTGATCCGGGAGAACTACGAGGAAGAGCCCGAAGAGGTTCGCTCGTGGTGGTCGGGATGGTAACCCCCGCAAGCGTTCAAATCGGTATGCCAGTCAGGTACCGGTCGATGTTCGGACACAAACTCGCCGGAACGATCCGGGGAGTCATTTACGGCGCACCCAAAATGAAACGCGACAACATTACGCACGTGGTCATTCAGGGCTCGTACGATACGGCGCCTGTAGAGCGCTCGCACGATATGAACGTGATCCCACTCAAGGATGTTTGGAAGGTCCGCTAACCATGCACCAGATTTACGCCGCCTGTCTCGCGTCTTACAACAACGGAATCCTTCACGGCGAATGGATCGATGCCACCCAAGACCCGGACTCAATCGGTCACGAGATTCAGCTCATGTTGGACGCCTCGCCGATACCGGGGGCGGAAGAGTTTGCGATACATGACTACGACGATTTCGGGGGCCTGGAACTCGGCGAGTACGAGTCCTTGGAAGATCTGCACTTGATTGCGCTCGCTCTGGATGACTTCCCGGCCGTGATTGTCCGCCACTTCCATGGGGACGTCGATGTCGCCGACCTCTACGAGACGTGCCAAGACCGGTTCATCGGAACGGTCACAGAAGAGATTGGGCCGGAAGAGAACGCATACGCCGCGTACATCCTGGCGGAGGAAGACCACTTCTGGGATGAGCTTCCGAAGCAGTATCACAGTCACATGCGGGCTATCGCAGTCAGTGAGGCCGAGGAACGGCTGATCTGTGGTGAGACTGCGCTCTACGAGGGTGCGGGTACCTGGCACTTCGTCCGGGACTACTGAGGCATAGCGGCTGGAAGTCAGGGGCTCAAGTTGGAATGTGAGCCCCTGGTTTCGAGTCTCTAATGACTCACTTCGAAGCAGGGAAGGAACTTACACAGTGGGACGCATGAAGGCGTATGAGGGTGACCGCGCAGCGGTGCGCGAGGAAGCGGAAGAGGCTGCGCACCAGCCGACGCACGATGACCGCATGGCTCACATGGAGGTGGTCTGGGGAATGTGTGGCATAGCCGCGAACGGCTACCACTGCCCGCCTGCCGTGGCTGAAATGCTGGTGAAGGAAGCGGTGTCCGCCTTCCTCGACTCCCGGACCGCGCTCATTCTCGATGGGGTCGCCGCATGAACTTCTTCGCCCCCGACCGTCGAATGTGTGACGTTTGTTGCGTCGCGCTGAATCAGCATGTGGGGACGGTCTTCCGCGATGTGTCCTTCCGCCACCCGGATTGGCAGGGGGTCACCTGGGATCACGATCCGGCACCTGTTCCCGTCGACCCTGAACGGCTGGCCGAGATCTGCGACTTCTGCTCTGCCGGTACCACGGCGGCCATCTTCGAGACACGAAAAGCAATCGTGATGATCCAGGGACCCAACACACATGTGTTCTCCGAGCCGTGGGCGGCGTGTGAGCGATGCGCCGTACACATCCGAAGGCGGACGCTTCATCTGTTGCTGGATCGCGTGGTGGCCGTCCTCCCCGGCACGTCCAACCGTCCGGAACGTCGAGCGCGACGCGCTGAGTTGAAGGCGCTCTACGTGAAGTTCTTCGCTGCCGATCCGGTCGAACTGGAGCGATGAAGTGCGACCGACTGAACAAACAGTGATCCGTAACGCTGCCGACTCCTGGCGAGCTTCCGCCCCCGGATCGAAGAAGTGGGTCTATGACACCAACGGCCGTGCCTACTTGGTCGAGGCCGACTTGTCGGAACGACTCGACTCGCTTTGTTGGGCCATGAGGTTCGTGGACGACTGGCGGGTGTACTACCCCGAGAGTCACGCGGCATGGGCCAAGGCCAGCGCCGAGGCCGGCCGTTCCCTGGACCCTGAGCACTGGCACCACGAGTGGACGAAGGCAGGTAAGCCCGAATGATCACGCCCACGGTGCTTGTGCAGTGGTACGGGATTCTCGTACACGGCCCCGATGTCTACACAGGCGAGATGGTATGCGGGCACGTCGTAGGCGGCACGGTCCGCCACATGAAAGACGAGCATCAAGCTCGGATCATGACGCTCGCAATCCGGACGCCTCGCACCTACCACGATGACGGAACCATTTTGACCGGTGGTCACGAGCATTCCATTCCCATGCGGGAAGTACGCAAGGGGAGGCCGCAGTGATGGAGGCCGCAGCCGAAAACGTGGTCCTGGTCGAGTCGCTTCGTGCGGCGGTCCCGCTGCACATGACGCAGCTCGCCTCTCGATCGCCGGAGGAGTTGATCCGCATCGCGGCGGAGTCCGCCACGATCGTCGGGTCACATGGCGACGTATTGCAGTTCCGGTCGACCAAGCGCGGACAGACGGCGAAGGCGTTCAACGCGCTCGCCCGAGGGCTGGCCGCTGGTGCCCTGGTCGCCTGGGGCGGTGCCACCTTCGCGGGCCTGCACTGGTGCACAGTCCGCCACTGCCCCGGCCCTGATGCCGAACACCCCAACCCAGTCCAAGGAAAGTAAGAGGAGAAGTACGGCTAACCGGCTTCGGTGGCTTTGATGAGGGCCCGGCTTCGGCCGGGCCCTTCGTCATGGCTGATCGAAACACGATCGGACGAACAGAGGGACACACCATGGCCACGAAGCAGATCACGACCTACATAGACGACCTTGACGGCACCGAGACCACCAACCCCTACGAGATCCGAACGGTGTTCTTCGGGATCGACGGGACGTTGTACGAGATCGACCTGACCGACGCGAACGCGGACACGCTCCGGGAACTGCTCGCCCCGTACAAGGGGGCCGCACGGCGCGTGGAGCACCACCAGGCCCAGGCCGGCCGTCCCGCGGCCCGCCCTTCCGCTCGTGAAGGTGACGCCCTGGACGCGAAGGCCGTCCGGGCCTGGGCCAAGACGCAGGGGTACACGCTGTCCAACCGGGGGCGCATCCCTCTGGACGTGCAGCAGGCGTACAGGACGACCCTGGCCGGTGGCCAGGCGTCGCAGCCGAACGGCATCGAGCGTGAGGTAACGGCATCTGATGCTGTCGACCTGATCGTGAGCGAGGAGGAGGCGGCCAACCACTACAAGGAGCTGCCCGTTCCTGCCGGGCGAGAGAAGAACTGGGCGAAGCGTGAGGGCTCCGGGTGCGAGCGGACGCACAAGATCGCAGAGATGACGCTCATGGAGCGAATCGACGCCCTTACACCTTTCAACCTCAACGTACTTGGCCAGCTCGCCGGAGACATCCCGGTCAAGAACGGAAAGATCAAGGGGATCGGAACCTCGGGCGCGAGGCTCCTGAACTTCGAGTTCATCGACGGCGATGACTTCATCACGCCCTTCGGCCGGTACGCGTACGGCGTTCGCGTACAGAGGGACAACGCATAACCAACCGATGGTTTTTGGTCAAAGGTCGTCCGAAAGGACGGCCTTTTGGCCATGGTCTATCGGTCATAGGAGGACGCATGGCGCGGAAAGTGGTCGAAGCGGTCGTTTGTGACGCCTGCTCAGTTAAAGGGAGAGAGCAAATAGGGGTGATCGAGCTTGCTATAGGCTCGGTGAGCTACGACCTGTGCCAGGAGCACGGCGATAAGTTCGCGGCCTACTTCGAGGATCTGTTCGGTTCTGTCGCGGCCGTCGCGGCTTAGGGGAGAGAAGTAAAAGTGACCACGTTCAAGGCGATGCAGTACGGCCCCCTGGGCAAGGCAGTCGCAGCGGCAATGCCGCACTCGGAGGCGGACCCGATCGGTGTGTACGCCGCCACGCTGTCTCTCTGGTCCGCTGCGGTGGCCGGCAAGGTATTCCAGCCGTCAGGCCGGCCGACCGTCTTCTGGTCGGCGCTTGTAGGCCGGACAAGGGTGGGACGCAAGGGCTTCGCGCTCGCTACAGCGCGAGCGGTCCTGGACCCCTCCATCGGAAGCTTCCTCGGTACCCGGATGCGCAAGGGCATCAGCAGCGGGCCGTCCCTGGTGACGGCCCTCTTCGAGGTCGAGCAGGAGTCCCTTACCTCGGAGGAGGGCAGGGACGGGCGGGTAATGATCGCGGAAGGCGAATGGGCTTCCGTCCTCAAGAGGGCTAATCGCGATGCGACCTACCATGACCAGTTGATCAACGCCTGGGATGGCGAAGCGGTCGTCAACACGACCAAGGGCAAGGGCGGCAAGCGCGAGGAGCAGAGGATCGACGTACCCCTTCTCGGCTACCACGTGCACATTCAGCCGGGTCGATGGGCGCCCCTGGTCAAGCCCGAATTTGCTCTCGGTGGTGCCTTCAACCGCATCCCACACTTCGTGGTGTCCCAGTCGAAGTCTCTGCCTTCGAGCGTCAAGAGGCCGCTCGACGCCGTGAAGGAGACGCCGGCCCTCACCCGGGCCTACCGCTGGGCACGGGAAAAGGCTCGCGAGATGGAGCTGTCTCCGGAAGCGGCCGATCGGCATGACGCATATCGGAAGGCGTTCGATGCGCGCATGGCGTCCCTGCCCGAGGCGGTCTCGTGCTTCTTCGAGCGCGGCGACGAGAACCTTCTGCGGATTGCCTGTCTCCTGGTGGCCGCCGAACGCAAGACGGTGATCTCCGTCAAGGCGTGGGAGGCTGCGGAGGCCATGATCGAGTACTCGATGGCGTGCACGGAACAGCTCGTCAACGAATCGCAGCAGGGCACCGGGAGGCAGATGAAGTCTGTCGAGCAGATCATTCGAGAGTCGCTGACCCGCTATGGGGGTGAGGCGACGCGGACCCTGATCCTGCGGTCCCTCGGTACGCGAGGTAACGCCGATTCGATGGAGGCCGCCATCGAGGCGATGCCTGATGTCGTCATGGAGAAGCGAGCGGGTTCCGCCAAGGGGGGTCCGAAGCCCGTGGTGGTGAGGTTCGTGGACGCGACGCGCGAGCATGAGCGGCCAGCCGTCCAGCAGGCCCAGGAGCAGACGGAGGCGGAGGAGCGGCCCAAGCTGACCGTAGTCCCGCCGCAGCGGAAGACCGCTGCTACACCGCCACCCTCCACGAAGGCGAGCGAGCCGGCACGGAGGACGGCCCCGCGGAAGGCAGCCGCGAAGAAGGCGGTCGAACCTCCGAAGGAGGAGGGCGCTAACCCGCTTGCTGGGCTCCTGTGAGTCCGGACCAGATGCCACAGAAGCGGCCCGCACGCATCGTGCAGGGCCGCTTTTCCATGTTGGTCAGGAAGTGGTCCGATGGTAAGTGGAAGGACTGACCGTCTGACCAAATAAAAAAGGCCGGGACCCCTGACGGGGTCCCGGCCTTTTTTGCTATCCATTTTGTACCAACCTATGTACCACGGTTAGTTAGTTCATTCTCGATCGAGGAGAGGTGCCTTCGAGGTGCTGGGCGAGACTGCAAGTCCCGCCTCGTAGAGGGCGAGTCGAAGGTGTGCGGCGGAGGCGGATTCCTCGGGGGAGGGCTCGAAGAGTGCGGTCTCCGTCTTACGGTCCTCGACGCGCTGTGCGACCTCGGCACCACCGAGCAGTGCGAGCGAGAACGGGATCAGTGCCTCCCAGGGGATGTCCGGGAACTGGATTACCAGCCACGGAGTGAGGGCGGCCAGGGCGCCAAGCAGGCGCACGACGTGCTTACGGAACATGGGTGACCTCCGGGGTCGGGATGACGAGCTGGGGGACAACGGGGACGTCTGTGGGCTTGGAGACCTCGGGATGGACCGGAGCTGGCACGTCCGGCTTCGGCTCCTTCGGCTTGGCCTCGACATCCGGCTTCGGCTTTTCCGAAGGCTTCGGATCGGGCTTGGGGGTCACCTTGTCGAGCTTCTCGGAGACTTCGCTGAGCTTGTCCTTGACCTCTCGGAGCTCGCGCTCAATTCGTGCCAAACGGTCATCCTGCGAGGGCTTCTGAATCGCAGGCGCAACAGGCTTCGAGGGGCGGGCATACTCACGGGTCTTCGGTTCCTTCACTGCGATCGGGGTGGCAGCGTGCTTGCCTGCCTGGACCTTCACCTTCTGGCCGGGGTAGATCAGATGCGGGTTGGCGGCCAGGCCCTCGTTCCAGCTCGTGAGCTGGGCCAGGCTCACGCCAAACCGCTCGGCGATCGAGGAGAGTGAGTCACCCTTGGTAACCGTGTAGGTGCCCCCACTGGCCGGAGGCGTGGAAGGCTCCGGCTTCTGCGGAGGCACGGTCGGCTTCTCGGTCGGCTTCTCGGTCGGGGTGGGCGTAGCGGGCTTCGCCGGAACGTTGATCTCCTGGTCCGGGTACACCACGTCCGGGTTCTTGATGTCCGGGTTGGCTGCAAGGAGGGCCGCCAGGGAGACACCGAGCAGGGCTGCTACGGCCCCGAGAGTCTGCCCCTTGCTCACCTTGTACTTGCCGCTCGGGACACCAGTGGAGCCGCCCGAGTCGGAGGCCGGCGTCGAAGCGGTAGCCGCGTACGCGAAGCCAGGCTTGCCCTTCTTCGAGGGGTCCGCGGTGACGATGCCCTCGCTGTACTGCGGTAGACCGTAGCCGTGGACGTAGGAATCTCGGCGAAGACGCTTGCGGGCCATGACGCCGTTGCCGTTCGCGTCGTTGGAGAGGCTGGTGTTGCCCTCGTAGGTGTAGATGTAGGTGTCGTCGTACGCGTAGCAAAGTCCGGTGTGCGTACTGCCCGAGGTGCCGTAAATGACCTGGGCCCCCACAGCGGGATACTCACTCCAGCGGGACCGCTGCTTGAACCACTCCATCGCGGTCCAGACGCTAGCGGTACGGGGAAAGAGACTGGCGACGCCAGCCTTCATGGCAACCCAACTCGTCCAAGTTGCGCACCAAGGCTGATAGTTCGACCATTCAAGGCCCGGGACCTGTGGGGAGTACTTCTGGTGCCCCGAGGGCCGTTCACCGGCTGCGCGTTCCGCGCGGTAGCCGACCTCGTTCTTCGCTATGGATAGAACCTGCGTGACCTGACTCATGTTTCCGCCTTTCGGGCATGAAAAAAGGGCTCGCCCTGATGGGCGGCCCTATGCGTGAACTAACCAGCAGCGGTTAGTTAGTTCATTCGTTTCGGCGCAGAACGACCAGCCGTTCGGGATCGATCGCGGTGAGTATCTGGATGAGCCGGGCGTTCTCCTGCTCGATCCGCTTGAGGCGGTCCTTGATCTCGGTCAGGTCCAGCTCTAGCCGGTCTCCGCGGGCTTTCTGCGCTTCGGCCTCGGCCTTCCAAACTTCGGCGGTCTTGGCTTCCTTCGTGGCTCGCACGACAACGAAGCCGCCGACGATGGTGGCGAGGATGCCGCATAGGCCGAAGGTATTGAGAATGAGTGTGGTGGTGTTCAACCTGCCAACCCCTTTGCGTCGGGAGCGATTTGAACCGCAGCGAAGGAGTTCATGGAAGAGCTCTTGTTCTCGGAGGCGGCCTTGGTCCACTCGCCACCCCAGCCGGCCACGCGGACGGACACGAAAGAGCCCTCGATGAGGTGGACCAAACCGGAGCAATTTATACTCAAGTAGGAACCGATAATCTTCGTGCTGTTCAGGGCCTTGAGCACGTCATTCGTGCTGTCGTCCTGTGGGGCTTGAACGGTGACCACACTGTCGAGCATCGCGGACTTCTTGCCGTCCATGTCGCTCGGCGGGCGAAAGGTCAGGTTGGATGCGATGAAATAAGTGCCAGTCGACGGGCAACGGAACTTGGCCATATTTGGAGACGTCCAACCCTGCCTCTGGAAGTCCCAGGTGTCCCACTTAGCTTCGGTTCTGGCGGAGAAGTTGGCCAGAGAATCCAGACCCTTCACGCGGAAGGCGCTGGGACTGGTCAGTTGCTGATTGTTCACGTAGGTGTACGGATTGATGTCCACCGCCGACAGGAGTTGCCGGGAGGACCAGGAAGGGTAAGTGAGCATTTAGGCCCCCATGTAGACGGCTCCCAAGGTGCTGATTCGACCGTCGCCGTCCCCGCTCACCCAGCGGGTATTTGCCCCCCAGCCGTAGAAGCGGACGTTCAACACTTCGCCGGCCGTCAGGTAGACAAGGTCGTCCACGGCAACGGAACAGTCCTGGTTGATGCGGGTCGTACTATTCTGGGAAAGGATTCGGGCTTCATCGCTATTCCCGTATATCTTGAACTGAAAGCCGTAAGACGCAGCTTCCGTGCCATCCGCGTGTTTCGCTGAACAGAAGAAGTGGATCAGATACATCCCCGAGTAGGGGACTGTGATTGCGGTTTGGTCCGCATATCCGTCGGTGAGCCGTTGCAGCACGAAACCCGGATCGTTGGCGTACATTCCGGACCAGGAGAGGGCAACCTTCTCCTGGCCGGATGCGACATTGAAGGACGTGCCTCGGGCCGTGAAGCGTGGTCTGTTCTCTAGGTGGGCAAAGACATCGCGGCTTGTCTCGTTCATGTCCGAGACGCTTACAACCCTGTCGTCCTTCCACGCGGACAGCGAGGGAGGCTTGACGGCCGGCTGTGCCCAGCCGTTGTCGCTCGGGCTGATCATGAAAGCATTGAAATTGGCGTCGTAGTTGTTAGCGGCGATTCCCCATGTGCCCGTAGCTCCTGAGTCAAGATAGATCTGCGCGCGAACAGAGCTTCCCTTGGTGAAGTATTCGGTCACGCTGACGCGGATGGTTGTGTAGCCGTTGGCCTGCTGATGCTGGTACGTCGTATGAGCGATGACTCCGGTAGCGCCCTGCCCGGTCGAACCCTCCGCGGTGATGTAGGCATTCAGGTTCTCTCCCACGTTGCGGACAGTGTTCCCCCACACCGAGGCGTTGAAGGTGACGTGGTAGACGCCATCTTCGGGTATTCGGTATCGGATATTGTCGCCACTGGTAAATCCGTTTAGGTTATGTCGAGAACTGTCCCAGGTGACATCCCGACGCTGGCCCGCCATGAGGGCCTGATTCGGCGGAACTCCACCAGGGAATGAGCTTCCAACGCTAACGCCACGGGCCGAGAAGTACGGCATCTTGGCGTAGTACTTCTGCGGCAACGTCAGGCGGGCATTCAGTAGGGAGGGGCTGGGAATCTCTCGGGACTGCCACTTCGTGAGAGTCGGTTTAGGCATAGTTCACCTCACTGGAGATACGTAGTCTTGCCGAGTACAGAAGCCGCTGCGTCGCCCAGGATCCAAGTTGGGAGGCCGTCATCAGCCCCGGGAATCTTGATGGTGACTACCGCTGCGGCCGGCACTGTCGTATCGAGTTTTGCGGTGCCTACGCTTGCCCCTGAACCCGGTGTGTCAGCCGCGTGGACTCGTATCTGATTCTCGCCGAACTTTCCCCCGATGGAATGGCGCGAAATCAGACCCTCCGGGAACTGAACTGTAGAAAGATTCTTGGACTCGGAAATGACAGTGAAGAGAGATGTATTTCCGCGAGGAGAGTTCATCGGAACTTCGAATACGTTCTTGTATTCCTTGATCTCTTGTAGGGGGGTGACAGGAAGATTCATTGTGCTCGCGAACCGGTATACATAATTGACGACCGTCGAGTCACCCCCCGCAGGGATGCGCCACCTGACTGACTCGCCGTCGCTCAACTCCCGTGGCCCGTCGTACCGGAAAACCACGCAGGCGATCCAGGACCCAGTTGCCAGCCGTTTCGTCTGCGGTATGGACAGGGTGGGGTTCAGGAGCTGCGGCATATCGTTCCTGGCGACGCAGATGGATACCACCAAGTCCCCAAGGCGGACGCCTGTGGGGAGCTTGTACGTCCGATACTCACTGTCCTCCTTGGGTGCCCCGTTGGCTGCCTGGAAGGACGGATACTGAACTGGATCCGGGTACTTGAACATCCACGCTTGTCCGTCCCAGACCTTCACCGCGGGCTTGTCGGTCCATTTGGACCCGTCCCACATCTTCTTCGTACCCTCGCGCCAGGCTGTACCGGTCCACTGCATTACGCGGTTGTAGTTAGACGCCATAGGAAACCCAAACGTCACCGGGTCGGAGCGTGATTCCCAGCGTGGCGGGATCAGCAGGACCGGAGAATACGCGGGCGTCGCCTACATTCGGAGCCTGAACCGGTGAGGCGGAAATCAAGGCGCCGCTGGTTCGGATGTCACCGTTCTTCATGACTCGGAGCGTGGAAGGTGTGCTCCCGTTCAAGGTGATCAACGGCTTGGCGTCGGTCATGTTGGTACTGTTAATGACCAGTGCAGTGTTATCGCTGAATGGATCAAGGTAGAGAGCGCCACTGGACTTGAGGCTCGTGCCTATCTTTCCGTCACGATTCATGCGGATTACGTCGTTGGTGCCGGCGGGTACATCAACGTTGAACAGTGCATCAGATGGGATCGTCCGACAGTCATTTCGGCCGGTCTTTAGTACGGCCTGATCCAGAAGCTCACGTGCGTAGGCGCGGTCGCCGTGAGGGTCGGCATTCGGCAACAGGTGCGATCGGAAGCGCAGGCCGACGTTGTTGGCGGTCAGCATGGTGCGGCCCTTGCCGAAGTCAACCCAGAGCTGTTCGGTTCCGTCAGGCCCCTGGAACTGAGGAATCATGCCGCGCTCGTCGGAGAGGAGGCCGTCCAGGGGCTCGTCGTTGGGGCCTAGGACGTCCTTGACGGGGTCGGGGTCGGTGGCGGTCAGGTATACCCGGCCGGGGAGGTTGGGAAGTCGGGAACCAGCCTCGTCTTCTGCGACGTCAGCCGAGGTACCGCCGAAGTAGTTGCGTGCCATCGGATCTCCTGGTTAGGCGAGTCCCTGCGTTTCGTAGACGCCGGAGAAGAGGATGTATGAATTTCGGGGGAACACCCGCAGATAGTCAAGTCCCTCATGGAGATACTTGGGATTCTGATAGAGGATTCGTGCGACGTTGGTACGGTTGCCCCCCCACGTGTAGCCGCGGAGGTCAACGAAGTTGGGCATTCCCGCGTCGTATCCGCCGTTCGTCATCTGTCCCGACAGAACTTGGCCGATGTCGCCGTGAAACGGCATGGGAAGCGTGAAAGATATGCAGTCGTCCTGGGCGTTGTTCCAGAAATCGGTTGCCGTGCTGTTGGCGATGTCGACGGAGTACCAGATCGTATTGGGGGCGATCCACCTCCACCGCCCTCGCGCCTGGAGTTTGTCATCCGTGCTGACGCGAGTATTGAGGATCTTGGGCGTGTAGGTCTTCGTCGCTCCAAGGTCCCGGGTCACGGTGTATCCGTCCGAGCCGTTGAATGCCTCGTACTGGTTCTTCGGGTCCAGGCATCGGATGAAGGTGCCCTGTGGCTGGTGGTAGGCGACGGACTGAGCAGGGGCGACCGAGGCAGCGTCGTCGCCAGTCATATAGGGGTGGACCGGCTCTGCGACGGGGTTGCCGCCCCCGCCCTTCGGAACGCGGATGACGTACAGGGGGAGTTCCCATTCGCCGCCCGGCTGTCGGGCCGGCTTCGGGATCTTCGGAGAGGTGGACTCGGCGCCGCGTCGGACAGCGAGGTTCACCGCCCCCTTCGCCAGGTCTGCGCGGAGGACAAGGAGGTCGACGCGGGCCTTGTCCTTGGACAGGTTGCTGTCGATGCGGATCGCGGCCGGGGCGTCCAGCTTGTAATAGAAGCCGCCCACGAATGCCTCGCCCGGCTGCACGGTGATCGTGTTCACGTCGGTCACGCGAGCGTAGAACGGCATGGCCTCGGGCACCAGGTTGCTTGAGGTCAGCAACATGTTGATCCGGTCGCCAGACCACATCGAGGCCATGCTTTGCCAGTCGTTCTGGGTGACGGCGGTACGGCCACCGCCCGCGGCATCCTTTTCGAAGGGGTAACTGGTCTCCGTCATTACAGTCTCGCTTCCAGCTTGCGCAGCTTCTCTCGAAGCTCGCTCACATGCTTGTAGAGGTTGAGCGGTTCACCCGTTCCCTGTTCACCGATCTTCGGCGTAACGGTCGAGACGCGACCGCCGTCCTCAACGGTGATGGTTACCTCTCGCACCACATCGACATAGGTCTCTCCGTCGATATCGACGCTGACCTTGTCTCCCAGGTAGTAGTCCCGTCCGAACCTGCATTGCGGGGTTTCGATGGGATATACCTGAAAGTTGCCGTTCTTCTGGTTTTCCTTGAACACGCCATCAGCTGCGGACTTGATGGAGTCCAGGTAGTGCTTCACGGCTGTGGGTTTGTCCTTCCACGGCTTCCCATCCGGGTCTGTGCCGAGGTCTTCCTTGCCGTCCGTGAGCTTCGTGACGAGCTCGGGCCCGCCGTCCTTGCCTGTCTTTAGCGGTACGTCGCGCCGGTCTACGAACTGCTCGATGACGAAGCCCCACTCCCGCTCGTCCGCGGTGAGGTCGTTCACCCACAGCGGCCGACCGTCGTCGTCCAGCGCGGACTTCTCCGGGAACTGCTTGATGAAGCGCTCCTGGCCCTCGCCCTGGCAGGCGACGACCACCCGCGTTACGCGGGGCGCCGTCAGGGTCGCGATGTACTCGCGCAGGTTCCCCAGCTCGGGTGAGAAGCGGACGTCCATCGACTTGTCGGCAGGGGCGAAGACGGTTAGTTCGATCTTTCGTGTGTCCGGGTTCCAGAGGAACTGGTAGGCGATCTCGCCTTCTTTGGTCCAGTTCTCCGCGAGGGTGCCGATCGAGTCGTAGCGGAGGGTCCCACCGATCGGCTTGCCGACCTTCGGGGGGAGGCCGGCCGTGGTGGGCTTCGGGCCCATGTCCACCCCGGGGACCCTGCGGCCGGGCAGGCCGCGGTTGCCGAAGGCGAAGTCGTACTCGACCCACAACGCCTGACCCGCCTCGAACCCGTAGGTCCGGCGGTCCTCTCCCTTCCACTGCTGGTCGACGGGCAGTACCTTGCGGGCGTCGCCCTCGCCAGTGGTGCCAGGAAGGGCAAGGTATCCGTAGGGAACCTTGTTGTCGCATTTCCCGCCGACGTAGACGGACCCAACTCCGGTGTGCTGTTCGGTCGTCCAGTACTTCTGGAAGGTTTCGATCTGTCCGGAGAAGATTGGCTTGTCGGGGCGCTCGTCCATCCAGACGGCGATCCCCCCGCCCTTCTCCAGGAGCTTCGCCTGTGGAGTCTCATCGCGTACGAGGAGCTGCCAGGAGCCGGCCCGGTTCAAACGGAGGACCAGGTCCATCTTCATCCATGTGTCCAGCTCGCCTATCCGGTTCAGGTTCCTGTCGCGTACCTCAATGCGGTATCCCATGGTCAGTAGCTTTCGTATCGAGGGAGCATCCGTAGGCGAAGAGCCGCGCTGGATGCTCCCGGGTTCATCTTCACGCTGACCTTGGATTCGCCAGACGGGATTGAGAACAGGGACGGCGCCTTGTCGAGATCGGGCCAGAAGTTCTTACCTGTGCTGCTGCGGACTGTCTTGAATCCTGGACGGGTGTCGACGGTAAGGACCTCGCCTCCGGCGATGATGTCCCTGGTTCCGTCTCCCTTGTTGATGCCGAACTTCTGCCCGTCCTCGTTGGATATGGTGAAGGACCGGATAGGTCCCACCAGTTCCCACACGGGCCAGCATTCGACATCACCCGGATTGCTGACCGGTACACCCGAGGAGGTGATCGTGCCCCGGCTTATCTCCATGGGCAGGAAGGGCTTGCCCGGCCCCTTGAGGAAGACCTTCCCCGCCCCGGTCTTCCACTCGGCCATGACCTCGTTGGCTCCGTAGAACCAGGGGTCGAAGGCCGTCAGTTGGACGCCGTACCGGCACCAGGTGAACCCGGCGTCGTCGGGGCCTTCCTTGCCCTCCATGCCGCCCTTGTAGTAGGCGGTGATGTATCGGGACGTGCCGTCGCCCTCGGTGAAGCGAAGTACGCAGTGCCCGTTCTTCGGGTTCAAGGTCCGAGTGAGGTTCCGCTTCAACCGGAGAAGAGTCCTACGGTCCACGCCGTACAGGTAGAGCGGAAGCATGATTTCCCGAGCCGCGGCCTTGGTGGACCGGAAGGAGCCTCCGTCGAGGTTGGGGCTCGTGTCGGAGAAGACCTCCATGGGAGGCATGTCGAGGCCCTGTGCGCCGTCCTGGAGGAAGATGGCCGGCCAGGCCCGGCCGGAGAAGTCGGTGAGGGAGATGGTCTCGCCCATACCGCTGTGCCCGGTGATCGTCACGTTGGTGTGCCCCCAGACATCCGGGGACGGGGGCTTCCCGACAACGGGTATGTTCTCTTCCCATTTGGGTTGCCTGTATCCCGGAACTGGCATAGCGCACCTCATTCAATTCGGGGCAAGCGAAAGCCCCGGCCGATGGGGCCGGGGCTTTCGTTCCCGCTATATTCCGTACATGGTCTCCACGTATTGAAGTCCGCGAATCACTGCCTGAGTGGTGTCCTCGGCCTTGGCTTCGTGGATGTGGATTTCGTATCGGTTACCGAGAAGGTCTCGGGTATCGCCGTGGTTGTAGACCCTCTCCCCGCCACGGAAGTTGACCAGCTCGGGGCCTCGTTCTCCGACCAGGGCGAGGCCCGGTGACGCGTACGGTGTTCCGGTCCAGTAGCCCTTGGGGGGCTTACTGGGATCGGCCTGCTGAACACGTGAGATGTCGCCGTACCGATCCTTGATGTAGTTGATCGCGGCGGCGATGTTCGCGACCGGATCAAAGATGTCCCAGCTCGTTCCAGCCTGGTGATAGGCACGGAACGTCGGATCGATCACCTGGGCAAGGCCCTTGGACGGGGTCCCGGCCTTCGCGTTGGAGTCCGAGTTGTTCACCGCCCGGACGTTGCCGCCGGACTCGCGGCGGATGATCGTCGCAAGGCCGTCCGACCACTTCGGCCCGCTCACGCTGGTCAGTCCCATTGCCTGTGCGATGTACTGGCCGATCGCGGAATCCACGCCACCCCCGAGGGTGCCGGTGAACTTCGGGATCGAGCCCGGCCACGCGTTCAGCACGGGACCGTCAGTCGAGGCGACTCCACCCGTGGGCCGCAGGGCCGCTGTCGCGTTGCGCCAGTAACCCCGACTGCGCTTCAACGAGTTGGATTCGTTGCCGCCAACCGTCTCGTCCGTGCCCGTCTTGATGTTGATGTGCCCGTTGCCCTGGTAGGTCATCAGGTCACCCGGCTGGGACTGCGCAACCGGTACGTGACGCATGGCCCCGTTCCAGGTAGCTACGGCCGGCCACCGATTCCGCGGCGCCCCCTGGGGGCTGTTTCCGTACGCCGCATTGGCCCCGGCCTTGTCGACCACGTAGGAAATGAAGTCGGCGCACCAGGCTTCCCCGGTGCCGAGGCTGTACTTGGAGCCGCCCACCATCGGGGCCTCGGTGCGGAACTCGTCCAAGGCGACCTTGACGGCCGCACCGCCACCCCCGGAGGTGTGGTCATCAACCCACTTGGTCCACGTCTGTGCCCACGGCTGCGTCTTCTCGAAGCCCCTGGAGCTGAGGTCCCCCGGAACACCGAAGGTGCGGGTCACGGTGTCGAGCATCGGCTTGACGACCGACGACCACCCGGCCTTGAGGGCGGAGGTATAGCCTTCGAAATCGTCTTCCTTGTGCTTGCCCACCCAGTCCGCACCGGTCGGGCCGGTGAACGCGGCCTGGCCGACAATTCCGCCCTTCGCGTAGACGTGGCCGCCCTTTCGGGCCTGCTCGTTCCAGCGGAGGATGGTGTCCGGCCCGAGGGACCGAACGACCTCGGGGCGAAGGATTCCCTCACCCTTCGACAGGATGGCCGGGACCGTATCGACGCCAGGCTGGTAGCCCGGCACGATGCCGCCGGTCGAGAACTGCACCGGAGACAGGGGAGCCCCCGTGCCGGCCAGCTTCGCCATCGAGGACAGCATCGGCACGGCACCCCTGTTGTAGGGGCCGGTGACCGTGCTCCTGGTGGACGAGTCCACGTACGACATGGCCTGTCCCCACGCGGTCCGAATCTGAGACCCGGAGGTTTCGAAGAACCGCTTGGTCGCTTCCACGTTGCCGCGGAGCCGTGTCAGGGAACTGGACACGTCGGAGACTGACGAGGAGACCTGGGCCGCCACGCTGACCCAGACGCCCTGGTTCGTGGACCGGAAGACCCGCTCGGTCTGGGCCAGGGGTCCGGACATGTGCTGGACCCACCTGACCTGTGCCGGGGTGATCGTGCCGTCAACTGCCGTCCGGACCGTCGTCGCCACCTGGTCCCAGTCGGCGGCCGACGCCGAGCGGTGAGCCGCCACGGCCTTTGTTAGGTCCTCCAGAGACGCGATGATCTTGGCTACCACTTCCTCGTACGCCTTCGCATCAGGGACAGGAGTGTCACTTTCCAACTTCGAAGACGAGGAAAGAGATCCTGACTTGGCGCCCGCGTTGAGTCGTTGGATAGCTGCATGGCCGAGGAACCGGGCCGCCTCCGGGCGCAGGACTGCTTCGCCCGGCGACAGCATCGCGTGAACGCGGTCATTGCCAGGCGAGTAGCCGGGGACGACTCCGCCGTCCGCGAACTGGAATAGGCCCTTTGTGTTGGGCATCAGTTCCTTGACGCGTACGACGAAATTGTCGAATACTTCCTCGGCATATTCGGAGGGATTCGACCAGATTTCCTGGAGTAGGCGGACCATCTCCTTGACCTGGTCGACCATGCCCTGGAACATCGACTTCACAGAGGACAAGGCGTCCTCGAAGAAACCGACCGGATCGGATATCGCATCCTTCAAGGCGCCGAGGATTTCGGCACCGGAATCCCAGATATTCGATACGAGATCCTTTAGGATCTGAGGTATCGCCTTCACCATGTCGGTCATAAAGTGACCGCCACGCTGGAGGATATTCCCGTCACCCTTCCAGACGTCATCCCAGAAAAGCTGACCGGCCGTCGGTGCGATACCGCCAGCGGCGATACCGATCAGGTTTCCGATACCGGTAGGAGCCTTGGTCAGGAACGACGGAACTCGCTCAAGGATGAAATCCTTCATCTTTCCGAACCGGTCGTTCACCAGTCGGCCGGCCCCGTCTCCGCCAGCCTGGGCACCCCAGTGGCGAACGTTCGAACCCGTCTCGCCACCGATGGCCTGACCGGCACCCGCCATACCGATACCACCCGTGAAGGCCCCGATCCCGGGGCCCACGTTCACGATGTCGTACAGCTCTTCCAGGATGCTGAGAGGCCAAGTCCCGGACTTTGAGGAACCCTTACCGGCCTTGCCTTTCGCGTGCCGTGTGATCCGGCCACGAGCAGCAGCCGAGTTCCATCCGTTGATGGTGTCGGAGCCGAGGGCGTTGGCGACCTCGGGACGGAGGACCGCCTCACCCGGGGAGAGGATCGCGTGGTAGTTGTCCACCCCTGGCGCGTAGCCGGGGACGATGCCACCGAGAGCGTGACCCTTGCCCTTGTTCTTGCCGTTGCCGCCCCCGCCGAAGCCGGTGAGCTCGTTGACGGAGCCGAGCTTGCCGCCGAGGCCACCGGCCTTGTTCTCGGCCTGGTCCAGGGCGTCACGCAGGGTACGAACCTTGCCGGTGATCTGCCCCAAGGCCCGCCCGTTGATGTCCTTGATCCGGTCGTTGAGGTCCTTGGCCTCCGAGTGCGACTCCCTGATCGCAGGGGTGAGGTTCGAGGAGAACTTCGCGCGGAGACTGTCCAGGGAACGACCGTTGAGATCCTGCACCGCGGACGCCACCTGCGCGATGTACCGCTTCGCGGTCTCGGCCTTCTCCTTCAAGAACTCGACCTGCTGACGGACCATGCCGAGCTTGCCGTCATTGAGGTCGTTCACGGCCTGGCGGACCTGCTTAATGCCGGACTGTGCCGTATCGGCCTTCTCCTTGACGGACAGGAGCCGCTGACCCAGTTCGGCCAGCGGGGCCTGGTTCAGCTCCCGCACCGACAGGCGCGTCTGATCGATCTCACGGTCAGCGCCCTGAGCACCACCGCGGACACTCGTGCCGGCCTCGCCGCCCAGCTCGTTGGCGAGCGAGTTCAGCCGTTCCCGGTTGAGGTTGTAGATCCGGCTCTGGATCTGCTGGATTCGCTGATCCACCTGCCGAAGGGCGTTCTCGGCATCGCTCGTCTCAACCGTCAGACGGGTGGAGCGGCTGTCCTGTCCCCGCATCCGGTCCATGCCACGCCGGACAAGAGACCGGTCATCGCCGTCGTGGTTCTCGGCGCGTCGAGCCTGGTACGCCTCACGGAAGTTGCCCCGACCGGCCGCGACGCCGGAGAGGAACTGGTTCGCGGTGCGGTAGCCGCCGCGTACCCCCTTCGCCAGACCACCCGTCAGCTTCATCAGCGGGAGGAACGATTTTCCTACCTTGCCGAGAACCTTGGTGGCCAGCCCTATCGCGATGGCCAGCGGCCCCAACACTGCGACGACCTTGACGGCCTTGGCCACGAGATCCTTGAGCCAGGGATGGTCGTTCAAGAACCCTTGGGTCTTCTCGATGCCACCGAGGAGGAGGTTCAGGGCCTTGATCAGGTTGCCGGACAGGCCGCCCGCGAGCTTCTGGAAGTCCGGGTCCTCAACGAGGTCCTGGAGCCTGTCAGCAAGCTTGTGCGTGTTCTTCCCAAGCTCGGTCCACTCGAACTTCCCGGTCTCCTCCGAGAAGCCACCGAAGAGCTTGCCGAGGGTCAACTGCATCTGCTCCTTGACGGACGTGAAGTGTCCGCCGATGGAGCCAGTGCCAAGAGCTTCCGCGGACCCCTTCACGCCGGGAGCCGTCTGATACACCTTGATGAACTTGTCGAAGAACTCCTTGGAGTTCACACCGCCCTTGGGGTCCTGGACCTCCTTGAGGAAGTCGGGACCGCCCTTGTACCCGGCGATCTTGCCGAGCTCGTTCATCGGGATACCGGTGCCTCGGACGAACTGACGAAGGTACCGGGTGGACAGCTTGCCCTGGTCCATCATCATGTCGGCGGCCATCATGCCGCCCTTGACCTTCTCCGGACTGGTGACACCGAAAGAGGCGGCGTAGTCCGCGATGCCCTTGATCAGCAGCTCGGACTTCTTGAGGGAATCCGAAGTCGAGTTGCCGTAGGACTCGAAGTTGCGCGCAACCTGGGAGAACTTGTCGGTCATGTCCTCCAGCGAGAACGGGGTGTGAACCGCGAAGTCCTGGATTGCCTGGAGTCCCTTGGCTACTTCCTTCTGGTTGAAGCCGGCCCGGTTCAGGCCCTCCGAGGAGTAGAACTGCATGTCGGCGCTCGTGGCACCGATCTTGGTGACGTACCCGGCGGCGATGGCCAGCGGGGCTACGAGGTTCTGTGTGATGCTCCGGCCGACCTGCTCAAGGTTCTGGCCGTAGGTTTCCGTGGACTGCGAGAGGGACTTCCACTGCTCTCCAGCGGACCGCGTGGACGCACGGTGTTCGCGGTCCCAGGTGGCTACCTGGCGACGGTTGCTGGTGATCGTGTCGGCGTACGCCGAGCGGGTCTGCTGGAGACCGCGCAGCTCATCACGCAGAAAACCGACGCGGGCCTGATTGGCTGCGCGCTCCTCGGCGAGCCGCCGACGCACAGCGGCAGCCAGCTCCTGTTGGGCGGCCCTCTGCTCAGCGGCAGCCTGCCGAGCCGCGGTGGCCTGCTCGCGCCTGACCTGCGCGACATCGCGGGCCAGGGCCCGTTCCTCGGTCCGCTCCGCCTGGACGCGTCGACGGGTCTCGGCCAGGGCTTCGCGCTGGAGGCGGGCCTTCTGTTCCTGCTCCTCGCGGGCCTGGCGGATCGTGTCCTGAGTGGCCTGGCGGTTTGCGCGAACAGTGTCGGCAATCGCCTGACGGGTTACACGGGAGGTGCCTTCCTCAAGCTGCTCGCGCTGCCTTGCCAGGTTGCGATAGGTGCGGAACTGAGTGCCGGCCTCCTCACCGTGGAAGCGGGTCAAGCTCCGTTCGATCTGGCGGAGCTTGTTAGAGGTGTCGACCGCTTCCTTCTCGGTCGCCTTCCCGGCCTGCTTCGCTGCCTTGGAAGTGGCAGTGGCGATTCCCTGGAATCCGCCCGTGAGGCCCTTGGAGAAGGCTGCGGCCCCGGCCTTGCCCATGGCGGTCAACTGTGTGGTGAGGTCCGTTCGGAGCCGTGCCAGCGCAGTCTTCGAAAGCTCCGGGTATATCTCGATGTAACCGGCGCCGACCTTGACCGGCGCCCTTCCTCGCGTAGCCATGCAGCCTCCTAGGGGTTGCCGAAGGTGTTGAAGAACGAAGCCACGTCATCGCCGGAGGCGAACTCGCGAGGCTTCGGCTTCTCTGCAACCCGCCCAGGGCGGGGAAGTGGCTCCGGGGGCGCGAGGTCGTCGTCCTCGCCTGAGTTGGCCTTGATGAAGAGATAGTTCGACAGTTCGAGACCATCGGAGATCCGGGCAAGAATGTGATTCGTCTCGGTCCAGGAAGTTGCGTCATCGATCTCGATGAGAAGCAGCGATTCTCCAGGCTTCTTGAAGAGAGCCTGGATTAGGACATGGACACGGCGCAGAGACAGCCGCCCGGACCACAGGTCGAGCAGGTCAACCCCGAAGTGCGACAGAAGGTCGGCTTCAAGGGGGTCGCTGTACTCGTGCAGGATGCGGACGGTCTGTATCAGTTTCCCGGCTCACCGAAGCCCGCGGCCTCGGTGACCTTCTCCAGGAACTCGTTGAACTCGCCGATGGTGCAGCGCAGAGCCCGGTACTTGGCCCACTGCTCCGGGCCGACGATGGCCCGCGTGATGGCCCGTTCGCCGGCACCCTCCTCGATCACGTCCAGGACCTCGTCCGGAAGGTTCATGGGGGACTTGATGAGGAACTGCTCGCCCTTGAACTCGAAGGCAGTGTCCTGGTCCTTCGCCTCGGCGGACTTGGCGGCGGTCGTGGTCTTCTTGGCAGTGGCCATGGGAACTCCAGGGATGACAGGTGGGGATGATGAGAAGGGGGCGGGGATTTATCCCTCCCCGCCACGGGGAAAGGTTTCTGCTACTTGCCGGGCTCCGCCTGCTTGGCGTTCACCGTCAGCTTGCCGATGGCTTCCACGTTGACGACCGATCCGGCGCTGGCCTTGACGGTGTACTGGCCGATCGGGGTATCCGTCGCGACCGTGACCGGTACGACGAAGGAGCCGTTCTCCTCGACGGCCTTGGCCGTCCGGGTGAACTTGCCGGTCTCGGAGGAGAACGTCAGGGTGACGGCCTCGCCCTTGGGGAAGCCCTGGCCGACCACATCGAAGTGGCCGCTCTGCTCAACGATTCCCGGCTGGAGGGTCACCTTGGTGGCCACCTCGACGGGGCCATCGATGACCTGGTCGTCGGTGAGGACGTAGCCGAGGTTTCCGGAGCGGTCCAGGGCGTCAATCGTCAGCTCGAACTTGCCGTTCTCGGCCCGCTGGAGCTGAATTGCACCACGGTCCGAAATCATGGCTCGACCGATGACGCAGCGGTATCGGACCGGCCGACCATCAACGGTCTGCGACCAGTCCACGACGAGAGCGAGTTCGGAAAGCTCAGGAGTGGACTTGAGGTCGAGGCGGAAGGTGCCCGCGATGACCTTGCCCTCCTTGTCGGTGGCCGGTACCCACTTGGCTCCGAAGAACAGCTCGGTCGTGAGCTGATTCGTTTCCATCAGGGTTGCCTTGACCTGGAAGGATGCGGACTTCACGTTGTAGAGGACGGGTACCGCGGACTGCCACACGTTGACCGGGTCGGTCTCGATGGACGGGGTAATGGTCACGCCGCCCTCGTCCACGTAGCCCAGGGCACGGAAGTCGCCGTCTGCGGTGAACGGGACAGTGTCCCGGGGCAGGATGTTCGCAACCCGCTCGGCCGGTGCGACGTAGATCTCGCCCGAGGGTGCGAAGCGGATCTTCTTGGAATTGCCGGAGTTCTCAGCCATGGGGCCTCCTGTGAATGGGCATGAAAAAAGCCCCCGGGCAGGGGGCTGAGAAGCTGGCGCGAATGTCACATTCCAACTTCGAGGGCAAAAAAGAGAGGCCGTACGCAGGCTTACGCGTCGGTCAGGAAGAGGATCACTTCGCCCTGATAGGTGTGCTCGCGGGATGTCGCGTCGGGGAAGTAGCGTGGGCTGATTGCCTCGTCCACGTCGAGCACCAGTGCGCCACCCACAACGCGGGCCGGCAGGTCTTCAAGCAGCAGCTCACGGACCCGGTAGGCGACGGCCGAGGCTTCGGCCCGATCCTTCGCATACACCTGGTACGTGATGTCGGCCCGGTCCATGCGGGCCCGGATCACGCGGTGCCCCCCGGCGTGCTCCAGGTAGATCGTGGTGTCTCCCGGTTCGCGTCCCACCAGATCACCGGTCACGAAGTTAGTTAGTTCATTCAGGCCCTTGAGGTAGTCGAAGACCACCGACACGGGGTCGAGGCGCATCAGCTCTCACGCTCCTTCATCAGGGCGTCCTTCAAGGTGTGACTGCCGGGATGGCGTCGGCCGCTCTTGTCCCGCCAGCCGTATTCAATGAGGAGGGCATGCCGGTCTGCCTGCACCGCTGAATGAACGATCCCCTCGACCTCGTACGCGGTGACGGAGAGGGAGAGGGCGTACATGTTCCACGAGCCCCTGCGGTTCTTGGGGGCAGATCCGCGGGCGCTCGCCGCAATGGCCGACGCCTTCTGGGCAAGCACCCGAGCCGTCTCGGTTGAGGACATGAGTCGATGAATGGCGGCCTCGTCGAGGATCAAGCGGACGCGGGCGGCCATCAGTGCTCCACCCGCCAGGCCCGAGCGCATACGTGCCGCAGGGAGCCGTGCCCCCAGGGCGACGGGACGCCGTCCACCTCGTACAGCCGTGATCCAAAACGGACCCGATCCGCGGAACCCACGTCGGCCCCGAAGGGCAGGTACACCAGAATCCGTTCCTGGGCGGTCTCCCGTTCCGGGGAGCGGACCTCGAAGGAGCGGTCAGGCTGGACGTTGCCGAGCCCCTTGAAAACCACGTTCGTGTGGTCCCAGTCCCGCTTCCTTCCGTAGGCCGTGTCCGTCAGGCCGGCGCGGAGGACCTGGACCTCATCGGTGAACAGGTTCTTCATTCCGCCTCCCGGATCAGGGAGATGGAGGCGAGCTTCCTGCGGTACCTCTTGAGGGAGGCTCTGGCTGCTGGGGAGAGGGATTGGGTGGTCGCGGAGGATCCGAACTCGACCTGGATGTCTCCGACACGCTCACTCACGATGCCTGGGGCAACGGCAAGCCATCGGATGACCTCGGCGCAGATCACCGCCTTGATGCCCGGAGTCTGCGCGTAACCACTGCCGCAGTAATCCTGCACGAGGGCGGAGGCGTCCTCAATGAACGCCTCCACTCTCGGCTTCTCGTCGTCCCCGATCGTGCGCCCCAGGCGAACAGAGATGTCGTCCACGGTGATGCTCATGTGTCACATCCCAACTTTGGGCACAAAAAAGGGGCTACTTGGCTGCCTGCACGGCCACAGTCCGGTTCTTCTCCACGGCCACCTTGTTGTGGTCCACGATCGCCTTCTCGACCCCCGTGGCAACGAGAAGCTGCTCCGGCCGGATCACCTTGGCGTCGTAGATTACGCGCGACTTGATGGCGTCGGTGAAGCTCTTCTCCGGCTTGTACGCCTCCATCTGCGCGAACGGGATGACGAGGCTGGTGGCCGAAGTGGAGCCCATGAACATGTCGATGCTGTTGAGGGCGTCGTGGCGGCGGCCCTTGACGAACTTGGCCTCGGTCGGCCGCTCCTTGCCCAGGGTGTTCGAGACCTGGACGGGAATGCCGAGGATCGTGCCGATGGCGCCGGACGGCATGACCGCGCCGCCACCGAAGTGGCTGGCGTCGACAAACTTCGGGTCACGCAGAAGCAGCGACCGCAGACGCGGCGAGATGAACAGGTACCGAGAGTCGGGAGCGTTCTTGAGGTCCAGGTTCTCCAGCATCGCCACCACGTAGTCATAGACGCCGATGACCTCGGACTCCAGAGCGTTCGGCGTAACCGTGTCGATCTTGCCGTGAAGGGCGGGCAGGGTGGACGCGTCGGCCGGCATGGCTTCCGCGCCGTTCAGGTCCTTGCCGACGACGGCCGCGGTCAGGGTCTGAGCCAGCATCCGGTCGATGGAGACGGCCGCCTGGCGGCCACGCTGACGTACCAGCTCCGACATGAGGTCGATGCCGCTCTTCGTCTGGAGCTGGTGAAGGGCGTCAATCTCGATGTGGAACGAGGAACCCTTGCCTACGGTCATCGGAATGTACTCAAGAGCCGCGTGGTCCTTGTCGCCGATCTCGCCGTAAGCCTTCACCAGGCCCTTGTCCTCAACGGTGTCGACGAAGTGAGGGATGCGGATGCGGTCACCTTCACGCCGGAACTCGCCCTCATAGTTCCGGTTGGTGATCTCCGCGGAACCGAGGATCAGATTGTCCTCAAGGTCCTGGAGGAGCTGGGCAGTCCACAGCTCCGGAACGAAGACGCCGTGACCCTTGAGTGTCGGGTCCTGCCCAGCAGGGCCGCCGGTCAGAAGGCCCGAAGCTGCCTGAGTAGTGAAGTCGTTACCAGCCATATAGATTCCTTAGAGAAAAGGCAGGCGCCCGAATCTCACACTCCAACTTTGAGCGCAAAAAAGAGGCCTGCTCTAGATTTCGCCTCGCATGAGGGCTTCACACTTGCCCGCCTTACGGGCCTCGTTGATCTCCCTCGGAGACATGCGGGAAAGGTCCTCACGAGTGAGCTGGCCGGCGGCCGGGCTCCCCTGACGACCGAGGCCGAGATCCTGCGCGTAAGGCTGCGTGGTGCTCGGCTTGGGAAGGGACGACACGAACGCCTCGATACGTACCGAGTCCGGGTTTCCGTCCTCGCCGAGAAACGAGTCAAGGTTCAGATACTCGGCGCCGGGAAGTGTCACTCCGGCCGCTGAGGAGGCTGCACGAAGCTCTGCGCTGATGAGCTTGGTCCCCACCTCGGAGAGGGCCGCGTTTCGGGCCTCCGCCCGAGCCGCTTCGATGGCCTTCTCGGTGTCGGACATGTGGGACTGGCGGTATCCCTCAAGCTCTGTGGACGCCTGCTTGAAGCGGTCCTCGTTCTTGCGGGACAGGGCCTTCCACTTGTCGAGCTCCGCCTGAAACGCGGCAGCGTCAGCACCATCGTGCACGCTGACCGTGGTGCCGGTATCAGTGGTCGTCTGGTCGTCGCTCATGTGATCATCCATTTCGGATTGGGAAGGGCCACCATTTCGGCGGCCGTAGAGGGAACGTTTCTGCTACTTCTTCTCGAAACGTTGACGGTTCGCATTGCCGGAGTTCCCCTGCGCAGGCTTCATGGCTTGAGCCTTGGCCTTTGCGCCGGAGACGGCCGACTTGTCGTCGGCGCCCTGCTGGGCGATGGCAAGCTCCTGCTTCTGAGCATCGGTCTGATACTTGTCGGCCCGTTCCATTTCGGTCTTGGCCTCTTCTTCCAGGAGCTGATCAAATCGTGCGATCTGAGAAGGGGTGTATCCAGCGTCCTGCCAGAGCTGCTGCTTTGGAACGTTGAGCTGCTGGAGCTTGAGAAGCGCGTCAATGTGCTGGGCCTCGGTCCTATTTTCGGGATCGCGCCAGATGACCTCCGCGGCCTCATACTCCTCGCGTAGCTTCCCGCCGTTCTCCACGGCTATGGCGAGCCTCATAGTGCGCTCCCATGCTTCACCGAAGTGCAGCATCCGCTCTCGGGTCTTCGATACCAGACCGGCTTCGGCCGACGTGATCGCGTCGCCGCTCGGAGGCTGGCCGCCCTTGAGCATGTAATGGAACGGGACCCTCGCGATACTCGCCATGTGCATGGTCAGCATGTCCACGAGGTCGACGTAGTTCGAGAGATTCGCGGCTTCGAATTGGCCGAAGCTGGCGGCCGGGTCCTCGGCCTGGAGGAGCTTGTCCACGGCGACCTTGAAAGGCTCGATCGGGTTGCCGTTCTCGTCTTCCTGAATCTCAAGGCCGGTTACGTAGCGCTGAGGCCAGGCAGCGTATTCGGATGCGACAAGGGAGTCCGATACGGTCTTGTTGATCGCGTCCTGAATCGGTATGACCGTGGCCAGGTCCGACATGGGTTCGCCGACAAGACGGGTCCGGTTCTGGATGGGAACGACAGGTACGACACCGAGGGGGTTTGGCTTGGCCGGCCCGTCGATGGTGTAGCCGCCGATCTTCCAGTTGCCGACGTGGACGGAGTTCGCGAGCCAGAGAGTGCAGAACTGGCGGCCCCAGTCATCGACGTAGAACTTGGCCGCGGCCTCGATCTCGTGACGGGAGCCGGGTTTGTACTGCACCGCGACGTGTTCAGCGGACTCGACGGAGATCACGGCCTTGCCGGACTCGTCGCCCCAGACGACCGCGTACGCGGCTCCCTGGATCATGGCGTCCAAGTGGGCGGAGTTGGACTCCGAGTCCATCCGGTTTCGCTGCCAGATCTCGCGGGCCAGATCGTCTTCCGCCGGTTCCTTCGACAGGCGGAAGCCGTCGATGAACATGCGCTCGTTGACGCTGTCGATGATCAAGCCGCAGAAGTTGTCGTTCCAGCGGTCGAAGACGTGGGCGAACTCAGTCCTGTACTTCGACTGAGAGAAGAGCATCTTCTGATGCTTGCCGTCGTAATATTCCCCAAATCGCTTGAAGCGACCCGCGCGGGAGGAAAGCTTCGATGACAGGTAGTCCATCCACATCTGTGGAGTGGACGGAGGCGACATGACGCCTTCCTGGCCTATCGACTTATCAAGAGCAGCTACCATCCGGGCCCCTTTCGAGCGGGGCTCAGAAACCGACTACTCGCCTCCTTTTGATTTGGAGGCGTCCATCCGCAATCGCGTCCGCGCGTGCTTCAAGTGCAAGTACGGCGGCCACCGCGATATCGATTTTGCGTTTGGATCGAGGTGAGTCCTTGACGATCAGGTCACCTTGAGGAACTTCACGAACAACGGCGTTGAGGACATGGCGAGTCATTTCGGGATCGCCAACATGGGAGAGGTCACCGACCATGACAGCGGTACGGAATCTCTCGACGGCCTGAACCATGCGAGTAGGCTTATTGGTCCAGTACTCAAAAACGTAATCGTCGCCCCACTCCACCGCCCAGCGGCCGATATTCTCTTGCCACCATGGAGGGTCGGCGTACATCCATTCCACGCGATAGGTTTTGAAAGCCCGTTTGACGGCGGCTTCGACCGAGAGGACATCGACTTCCCAGTCATCTTTCGCGTGCTCGGGGCGCAACCACTTGCCGAGGACGAACAGTTTGGCATCGCGCAATCTGACGCCTACCAAAGCAGTTCCGTCGCCTCGGACACTTCCATCGAAACCGATTGCTATCTGTTCGCCGGCCTCGATGTCGTTTTCGGCTTCGCAGGCGTCCCACTCGGCCTTGGACATCCAGCCATCACTCGACTCGGCGATCTGGTTGAAGAAGAAGCGGAAGTATGTCGAGTCGGGAGTCGTGCGGTCGTAGAGGATCGTTTTCGTCAGACCCTCGATATCGGCCCAGTGAGCATCCCCGTAAGCTTCCCGAAGGGCTGCGGACACCTTCTCTTCGTCCCGGATGTCTTCTACTTCTAGGGAGCCCTCAAGGCAGTCGTAGAGCCAATAACCCTGGGCCACCATGTCGGATTCGAAGATGATCTGAGCTACCGAGTCTTCGTTGGGGTTGAATGCATTCGTTGTCGTCACCCACCGGCTACCAGCCTTCGTGGTTTTTTCGACATTTCGCTTCAACACCTGATAGAAATCAGGGCCGCCTGTGGAACTCACCCAGTGATGGACCTCGTCCATCACGATAAAAGTTGGACGGTTACCTTCGTTTGTTCGGCCGCTGGTCGCCTTCGGCGTGATCGAGCCCGGCTTGCCGGACTTGAACTGAACCATCGACTTCGAGATCTCCAGGCCGTATTCCTTCTCGGCCGGAGACTCGGACAGCATCCCGCGGATCATGTCGAGGGTCTGCTGTGTCTGGTCCAGCGCGGTTGCGCCGAGCTGTACGACAGGCAAGGGAACACGCTTACCGACAGGCAGGCCGTGCTCATCAAAGTGACTGAACCGACAGGGACCGATGAACTCTACGATCGCCAACGCCGCGAGCAGGGGCGTTTTCCCCCACCCCTTTGCCCGACGCAGGGTGCCGGCCGAGTACTTCCAGGTCCCATCCGAGTTGATCGCGTAGAACCAAAGAACAAAGCGAAGCTGCTCGTTCGTGAACTTCCAGCTCTCGCCCGCGCTGTCTCCGTCAGGCTGCACGATGTAGGTCTGGGCCCAGCGGATGATGCCGTAGCCGAGGGTTTCGTGAGGGGCCGGCACACCCTTGGGAAGGTTTCCGGTCTGCATCTGAACTCCCCTCGGGATCAGGGGAGAACTGTGCTCAACCCTCGCTGAGAAGCTTGAACAGCTCCGCATCCATGTCTGCGTGCGAAGTGGTCTGGGGCGGTCCCGCGGCCTCGCCCTGGGCCTGCTTGTCGAAGGACATCCGGAGTCTGGCCCGGTCCTCGGTGGTGGCGCCCCACTTGCCCACGCGCTGGCGAATCTCACCGGCGAGCTTCATGTCTCCGAGGTAGAAGGCATCCACGAGCTTCGTGACGATCTCCAGCTCGGTCCAGTCGGTATCCATCCAGTCCTCGGTCTGAGGAGCCGAGGCCCACGTCTTCCAGAAGCGCTTGGCTCCGGAGGTGGTGATGCCGAGGGCCTTGGGGAGTTCACGGCCGGCACCGATCTGGCCGGACAGCTTGCGCTCGCCCAGGGCATGGTCCGTGTTCCTTCGAGCGGAGTTGGGATTCGGGGCAGGCCCGCGCCGAGCAGGCATCAGATCGCTCCGTTCGCCACGTCAGGAGAGACCCCGTACAGCTCGCCGAGCTCGTGCAGCTCGGTCCTCGCGTCCTGGTGCCACCGCCGCTTCACCGCGGCCTTCGAGGGCTGACGCCCTCGGTACGGGGCGTACTCCTGGTCGCGTTCGTCGGCCCAGGCATCCCACGGTTCGGGGTCGGTCATCACATCACGGCTCCATGCATGAACTAACCGGGGCTCAGCCTCGGTCTTGGTAGTAGGTCTTGAGCGCGTGGCAACGGCCACATAGCGTCCAGAGGTTGTCAAGATCCCAACTCCCGCCCCGAGAGACGGGGATGAGGTGATCGACCTGGAGGTTTTCGCGCGTCCCGCACTTCTGGCAGGTGAACCGGTCACGGGTCAGCACCTTCGCCCTTCGGGACGACCAGTCACCTGGGCGGGTCTGGTTCCGGGCAGAAGGCCGGTCCCAGCCCTTTCGGGCCGCGGGAGCATGCTCCTCACACCGGCCGGAACGAATGGTCACAGAGGTACACCCGCTCACGAGGCAAATCTGTTTGGCTCTCGGCATCAGTCCTCCTCTGTGAACTTGTAAGGCGGTAGGGCGGATTCGAACCGCTGCCCCTTTCGGGGCCGCTCCCTTGCGAGGGCCTGACAACGCCGGGTTTCCCTGTCAGAACTCCGTACCGCTCGTGCGCTGGCCGGGAGTTGAACCCGGTCTTCCTATCGTCGGGGCTTTCAAAGCCCCTATTGTCGGAGTGCAGCCGTACACCACCACGCCAGCAAGGAGCTACCTTGCCTTGGCCGACTCAAGACGATCACTCTCAGTCGGTTGAATGAGAGGCCCCGGAGGTTTCTGTTCTGGCTCCGGGGCCAATGCCTTCCTGGACCTCTACTGGAATACTCGACAGGAGATCTAACAGGAAGGAATCTCTCTCTGACTCTTGTAAGTCAGAGAGGATGCTTCTTAGGGAGAATGGATCAGCTTTTACTGACTCTTCTTTCTTCTTCTCACTAACTATGTCGGTGTCCGGGGGATGGCAAGCGGACACCGCCAAGTGGGGATGTGACACGAGGCACACGCTGCCGAACGATCGATCGAACGAACATTCGAGTTGGGATGTGACATGCCTCTCAGGTTGGAGTGTGATGCAACTTCCTGGCGCTTCGCGAGTCGATCGCAGTGCTACCTTCGATCATGTAAGCGCGTTCGGTGCACGTCACATGGAAGGAGGGGGCCCGTGGAGAAGCGTCTGCCGGATCTCAACACCTTGATCCGTCTCTCGCAGCAGGGCTTGACCGACGAGCAGATCGGGAAGCGCTACGAGGTCTCCGGCCAGGCCGTGAACAAGGCACTCACCTTGGGCGGGTACTACCGGCGGCAGGTCTCCAAGACGGTCATCACGGAGCTGATCCCGTGGGACGTGCTGACGACCAAGGAGAAGGGTTCGCACCACAACACCTACTTGGCGAAGCAGTTGCGGGCCTATCTGCGGGCGGCGCTGGGTGATGACCAGCTCAACGAGACACACCTGTTGGCAGCGGCCCGCTTCGAGAAGAAGATCAGGGATAAGAACCTGATCGTCACGTACGACCGCGAGACCGCAGGGGGATTCGGCCTGGAGCCGAGGACGGACGCGGATGGTGCGTTGATCGTGCGGTGGCCCAGGGACCGCGAGCTTCCCGAGGGCGATTACCTCAACGCGATCACCCTCGCAGACGAGTGAGACGTGGCCGCGAGCCGGCCTTCGGACACGGCCACGGGCCCCCGGGTACACACCGGGGGCCCGTGGGCTGTCTGCCTGCCATATGGCGGCGCGGGTTAGTTAGTTCATGAACCGTTCAAGGGAGTGCCGCTCGGTGTCCGACATCCGGCGGACCCGGCCCGCCTTCGAGTCGAAGGCAACCATGAGCGTGCTGGCCTTGATGTAGGTGGTCTCGGCATCGTGAATCTCGCAGTCAAGCGAGAAGGACACGGCTTTCATTCCCGTTACCCGCGCGGTGATGGTGACGGGGGCAGTGCTGTAGACGAGCGGTCGGACGAACTTTATCGACTGCTCCGAGACGACGAAGTTGGCTGCCAGACGTTCGTCCGGGTCCTCGGGTACGAGGTCCGCGAACATGTTCATGCGGGTCTCTTCGAGGTACCGGGAGTACACCGAATTGTTCACGTGGCCGTTCGCGTCCATGTCGGACCAGCGAATCTGGCACTGGAAGGTGAATGCGTTCATCTTGAAGGGCTCGCTTGTGTGTGGGTGAGGTTCAGCCGATGACGGGCGGAACCATGAAGCCGGTGGGGCTCTCCGCCTCGTGGGGCCAGGTGAGCAGGACCAGGCGCAGGTTCTCGAAGCGCGCAGGGATGAAGACCTGGGAGATGAGGTCGATCTCCCCATTGAACCGCGGTATGCGAAGCCGGAAGTGATGACCGTCCCGGTTGGCGACCACGGTCGTGTCCTCGGCCCAGTAGTCACGGATCAGCGGGTCCTCAAGGGCCTGCTCAAGGATCTGGGGCAGGACGCTGGTACTGCGGCCCCGAGCGAGTTCCAGACGGATCATGCTCAGGTACACGCGGGCATGGCTTTCCCAGCTCACGAGCTGGTCGCGGGACTCGGGGTTGATCAGCCCCCAGTGCATCAGGTTCGCGCCCTCTTCCCGTACCCACGGGAACCATTCGCCCATGGGCCGGTTGTACGCGATGACGTTCCAGTCGGCGTCGGAGACGTAGGCCGGCCGGGGGTCCTGCTGGTCCAGAACTAGCTGTATGGCCCTGTGCTCCGGAGAGTCGTGGATGGCCGTCACGCCTGCGGGCGGGGTGCAGCCAACGGTGTAGAGGAAGAGCGTCAGTCGCTGGTCGGGCTCCAGGAGCAAGGCGTCGGCCAAGCGCTCCATGGCCTCGCGGTCGGGCCGGGGCATGTAGCCCTTCTCCATGTCCCTGTACCACCGGTCGCTCATCTTGCAGCGTTGGGCTACAAGGGCCTGCGGCATGGGCTTGTGGAGGCCCATCTTCTGACCTGCTGCCGCCCGCCATGCGCGCAAGAACCGAGGCAGACCAGAATTCTCGTCACCGAATTCAGAGTCGGTGTGAGAGTTCCCTGCCAAACCAGCCTGCATTTGCTTTATCTCCCGGGAGTCGTTTTAGCGTCTCTTTACCGAGGACCCTACCGGAGCCCACTGACAGTCAGCTCGGGATTTTGGCCGTGCGGAAGACAGATCGAGGCCGTTGCGCAGAAGGCGTTTTTGCGAAGACGATCGAGGGGGCTGGATGGTTGTGCGCTCAACCGAAGATGTAACGCAGGTAACTTGCGGAGCGCGACTTCCGGAAACGTCGTTCCGGTTCGGCATAGGTAAGAATCATGGAAGCGCCCCGGCGCCGTGCGGCCGACTCCGCTCGGTACTTGGGGAGTTGGCGTCGGGGTGAGGCCCTGGCCGTTCCGAAGGCCGGCCCGCTACGGGGGTGCATGCCCCCAGGGGGAGAGATATGCGTTTGTGCTGCCGTGGGGATCGTCACACTGCCGGATCGGGCGCGTCGTTACGCGATGGTGTGCGATTTGTGACCGTCAACACAGTTGGAGTGTGACACTCGGCTGACCTGCGCCTGTATGGTTCAAGGCGCGGCGGCCGGTGCCGTCGGAAGCGAAAGAGGAGCATGGTGTTCGAAACCTTCGAAGGTGTGAAGGTCCATGTTCGGGCTGCTGAAATCGTCACTGCCTTCGCGCAGTGCGAGCAGTGGTCGGAGCCGCCCGCGGAAACCACCGCGTCCGGAATTGTGACGACCACTGCGGTCGGCTACGGAAAGATCACCACGGTGACCCTCGGAAACAACATGGGAGCTGCCGAACAGCAGCAGCTCGCCCTTCTTGCAGAGAGGGCAGGGCAGCCCGTGCAGGATTGCGTCATCGTCTACAGCGACATCTGCGAATGGCCCCACCCCAGGATGAAGGGGTCTACGTCGTTCATTCAGTTCGGAATCTTTCAGGAGGAGACCACGTGACCGTTGAGGCCAACTACGAGCGCTGGGCGGGCATGCCCCGCTCGGTCAGTCAGATCACCGAGTATGAAGAATGCCCTTACAAGGGCTGGCTCAAGCGGGCGGAGAAGGTGGAGCCCCGGCCTGCGGCTTGGAGCACCCACGGCACCTCCTTCCACACTGCTGCTGAGAAGTTCGAGAAGTCCGGGCGTGAGATGGCCGCAGACGACGTGGTACGGGTCTTTCAGGACGAGTACTGCGACGGCATCAACCGGGACATGGGCAAGCTCAACGACATCGGGCAGTGGATGAGGGCCAACAAGGGCACCGCCGCTGACGACCTGGAGGAGCGGTACGAGGCGGGCTCACGCCAGACACGTGAGTACGTGGAGTACGTCCAGGAGAACGCGCCTGCGCTGTGGCACCCGAAGAAACGCAAGCGGGACGGCGTCTGGCAGGTGGCTGACGGCACGCCGGCCATCGAGCTCTACTTCATGGCCGAGTTCGGAGGGGTGAAGGTCCGCGGCTTCATCGATCAGGTCCTCCTGAACATGGACATGAGTCGTCGCGTCCGGGACCTCAAGACCGGCTCCACCAAGTCGAAGTTCCAGCTCTGGGTCTACGGCCTCGCGGTGAACCAGTTGTACCCCGAAGAGGCTCCCGTCACGAACGGGGACTGGTACCTCGCCAAGACGGGAAAGGTGTCCCGGCCCGTCAAGCTGGCCGACGCCGACGAGGACGAGATTACCGAGCGCATCGTACGGATGGATCAGGGCGTGAAGGCTGGCGACTTCCCGCCCAAGCCTGGATTCGGCTGCCGGTTCTGCGACGTGGCATACGCCTGCGCTTTTTCTCGGCGCTGAAGTTGGAATGTGACACTATGGAGGTGCTGAATTGTTCAGCTTGAATCAATCCATCCTCGTCCGCGGTGCGGCAGGCGAACCCCTCAAGAACCCCTTCACCGGACTCTCGAAGCTCGAAGTGGAGTTCCGTCGCGGAGACTTCTCCGTCGTCTGCGCCGGAGGTGGTACCGGTAAGTCTCTCGCCGCCCTGTGGCTGGCGGTCTGGTCCAACGTTCCCACGCTCTATTTCAGCGCGGACAGTACGGCCGCCACGCAGCTGTCACGAGCGACGGCGATGATCACCGGCGACAACGCGCGGGACATCAAGAAGAAGCTGGTCGCCAACGACGGTTCCTTCGCCGAGTATGAAGCTGCCCTGGCGAAACGGTGGTGGCTTCGCTTCAACTACCAGGCCCGGCCGACACCCAAGGAGATCGAGACCCACCTTGAGTGCTACCGGGAGGTATTCGGCATCTATCCACACCTGGTGATTGTTGACAACATCACCAACGTGGACGGCGGCGGCAGTTCGAACGCCGAGGAATATACCTTCGGCCTTGAAGGACTCTGCGACTACTTCAACGAGATGGCCAGGGAGACCCACTCTCATGTGATGGCCATGCATCATGTCGTGGGCGAGTACAGCTCCGGTATCAAGCCGATCCCGCTGGACGGTGTGAAGGGCAAGATCGGGCGCGTGCCATCGGTGGTGCTCACCATCCATGCGGAAGTGGACGGTATGAACGGCCGCACCCTGCACATCAGCCCCGTGAAGAATCGTGAGGGGTTCACCGATCCGAGCGGGGAGACGTACGCCTCGTTCGAGGTCAACACGTCGAACCTCCAAATCTGCGACCTGAACGATGAGTTCTAGCTCACAGGCTTTCTATTTGGGCGTCGAGTTGGAATGTGACACACTTGAGGAAGAAGGGCGGGGGGATGAATCCTCCGAGGAAGGGCTTCCGGGCGTGCGTGAAGTGCGAGCGGAACAGGGCCGAGAAGTTCTACACGTCCACGCGTGGCAAGGTCTGTGCATCGTGCAGGAAGCGCGCTCGGAGCGCGAGTTCTCACGAAGTAAGAGTGCAGGCGACGTACGGACTTGGTCCGGGCGAGTACTCGACCTTGTTTCAGGAGCAGGGCGGAAAGTGTGCCATCTGTCGGCAGTCCCGACATCAGCGTCTAAGCGTCGATCACGACCACAAGACCGGCCTCTGCCGCGGACTCCTCTGCCGCCGCTGCAACAACTACCTTCTGGCGAAGGGCGCTCGGGACAACCCGACGATCCTCCGCAATGCGGCTGACTACCTCGACAGCCCGCCGGCCATCCAAATCATCGGCAAGCGATACCACAAGGAAGACGGAAAATGATCAGCTTCGACGGCGGCACGCTCTACGTCACCTTCACTCGCAAGACCAACCTGACGAAGCTCCTCCGGCTCCTGGAGGCCGAAGCCCAGCTCGGCCTTCATGAGCGTGCCGTGGCCATCTACAAGGGCCGTCGAGATGCCATGCGGCAGGAGATGGGGATTCCCGCCCTGGCCGAGATCGTCCGCGCAGAAGTGGACATCATGGCTCAGCTCCGTCTTGAGTCGGCTCTCAAGGTTGGGATGTGAGATGGCGAAGCCGGACATCGTCCAGGTTTTCCGGCACTACTACCCCGAGGTGGACGTAAAGGGGAAGGGTGGTTGGGAGAAGATCCACTGTCCCGAGCACTCCGAGAGCAACCCCAGTGCGTCAGTTAGTTCATTCAAGAGCCGTTGGTCGTGCTTTGTCTGCGACACCAGCGAAGACGGCTACGACGTGATCATGAGGAAGGAAGGTATCGGGTTCCGTGCTGCTCAAGAGTTCGCCGCCATCCACTTCGATGGTGGACATAGCCCAGAGCTACAGCCTGAGCTTCCCCGACAGTCCGGCCGCGGAGTACATCAGGCGCCGAGGTTTGGACAGCATCGCGACTCGGATGGGCCTCGGCTACGTCGAACACCCCGCTACGGGGCATGAGAAGCAGGGCGGCCGGCTCGCGATTCCCTACCTCCGCCCTGCGGGCGGGGAGCACGCGGTAGCAACCATCCGCTTCCGGTGCATCGCTGAGCGGTGCACCAAGAACCCTGACGGCTCCTGGCGGGACGACGAAGACCATGAGGGTCACGGGAAGTACCAGAGCCTCCCCGGTTCCAAGCCCATGCTCTACAACACGCAGGCCCTCATCCGGCCGTCACCGTACATCGGCATCAGTGAGGGCGAGTTCGACGGGATGGCGTCAGAGATCGCGGAGATTCCTTGTGCCGGTTCGTCCGGAGTTTCCTCGTGGCGGGACCACTTCGACCCCGCCTTCCTCGGATACGAGAGGGTCTTCGGATTCACAGACGGAGACGGGCCGGGCGAGCAGTTCATAGCCAAGCTGGCCGAACGCCTTCCCAACCTCGTCCCGATCTACTTCGACCAGAAGTACGACGTGTGTCGATTCGTCAAGGAATTCGGACCTCAGGCCCTTCGAGAGAAATGCGGCCTGTCGTGAGCGTCTTTTTCGCCGATAAGAAGTTGGAATGTGACACCGATCCGGTGAGTAGTCCATCTCACTACACGCAAGGCGCGTACGAAGTCATCGACATTATCCAGGCGTCGATGACCCATGAAGCCTTCCTTGGCTACCTCCTCGGCAACCAGATCAAGTACCTGATGCGCTGCCAGTACAAGCACCAGGACGGCGGAATTCAGGACCTGAAGAAACTGACCTGGTATGCCAACAAGTACATCGAGTGCGTGGGGCAGAAGTGAGGATTTGTGTTGTTGAGACCTGTCTCAACGAACCACATGGGCGCGGATATTGTTCTAGTCACCTCAAGCAATTGAAGCGCGGCTTGGAGTTGGGTCCCCTGCGGCCGAGGGTCGCAAATGGCGGGAGGGTCCGGGGTGACGACAGTTGGTGTGCTGGATGTCAGGCGTACCTGCCCATGGGCAACTTTGGGTCGCAGGGGAAGGGTAGGGGGCACTCTTCGCGATGCAGGGAATGCATCGGCTGGAAGGCGAAAGAGCGGCGATTCGGTATCACCAAGAGTCAATTCCAGCAGCTTCTGTCATTTCAGGGCGGCGGATGTGGGATTTGTGGGAGTGGAGAGTCTAGAGGGAGGGGAGTGTTCCATATTGATCACAATCACGATTGTTGTGGGGAAGTTAGTCGAACCTGCGGCGAATGCGTTCGGGGGCTCTTGTGTGCGCCTTGCAATTTGCAGCTGTTGCCAGGGTATGAGCGTTTGCCGGAATCCCTGCAATTGCATCCGGCGATAAATTCCTATCTGACCGATCCGCCTGTCTCACAGTTCAGGCGAATAGAGAAATCATTTTGGAAAGTGACGGTGACTGCGTGAAGCGAATCGTTGTCCTGCCTGACGTGCAGGCTCCCCTCGAAGACCCCCGCATGGTCCGGAACTGGACCAGCTTCGTCAAGGACTTCGAACCAGACGAGGTTCTCGGCATAGGTGACACCTGCGACTTCACCGCCCCCTCCCGCTGGAACAAGGGAAGCCGCGGAGAGTTCGAGGACGACGTCTACGACCAGGCTGCCTACACCAAGCGGAAGGTGCTCGCCCCCGTGCGAGAGGTCTTCGACGGCCGGTTCGGTATCCTCCGCTCGAACCACGGGGACCGACCCCGTGACTACCTCCGGAAGTACGCGCCGGCCCTCGCCAAGACAGGCGCCTTCGATGAGCCGCAACTGCTCGGCTACGACGACCTCGACATCACCGACCTCGGCGACTTCTACGACTTCACAGACGGCTGGACAGCGACACACGGGCACCTCGGGTTCTCGTCCAGCAGGTATGCCGGAGGCGCCGCCATGGCAGCAGCTCGGGCCATGGGCAAGTCGGTGGTGATGGGCCACGTACACAAGCTCGGGCTCATCAACGAAAGCCGCGGCTACAAGGGCAACCTCCAGACGCTCACCGGCGTCGAGGTGGGTCACTTCATGGACATCAACAAGGCGACCTACTTGAAGCGCGGGGCGACGAATTGGCAGGCCGGCTTCACCGTGCTCTACATCGGCAAGTACGGCGACGTGACACCGGTCCTGGTCCCCATGGCCAGTGACGGGTCCTTCACGGTCGAGGGCCAGCGCTACGGAGCCCTGCACCGCGGAGAGAACGGGCAGTTCGCCAGGAAGGCCGCCGCGTGACAGAGAACTCCGAACTCGACTGGGCCTACCTGGCAGACCTCGCCGGAAGGGTCGCCTACTCCATCGCGGAACGCTGGCACATCGTTGAGGCCGACGACGTGAAGCAGGCCATCCTGGAACATGCCATCCGGGAACGGAAGAACGTCGCCCTGGCCGTCGATGACCAAGCCCTCCTCAAGCGAATCTTCTGGACGGCCGGGAAGCGGTACGCCGCCAAGGAGCGGCTCTACCGCGACTTGGTGGACGGCGAGTACTTCTACACCGCCGACGAGGCCAAGACCGCCCTCCTCACGATGATCTACACCGCCGAGGAGTTCAGCGGACTCATCGGGAAGAAGGACGACCTCAACCACTGCACCGTGAGCGAGAACCTGCACACGGCCCGCCTCGACGCCGAGGACGCCATGAGGCGGATCAACGAGCGGTATCAGCGACTCCTCCACAGCCGCTACGTCCTCGGCATCCCCCTCGCCTCTGACGCGGACCAGAAAGCCTGCCAGCGGGCGGTCATCGCCCTCTCCTACGAGATGAACCGCTCCCTCCGACGAAAGATCCAGAAGTGATCGAGACCCGACACAACTACGGCCGACACGACACCGTCTGCGACGTGATCTACGACTCAGGCACCATCTCTCCCGTCTACCTCGGACTCCATAACGCAACGGAAAGCGCGGAGTTCAACATCGACCGCCAAGACCTTCCCAAGGTCATCGAAATGCTGACCGCCGCTCTCGCGGCCAACCGCTAAGGGATATCGCTTGTTCCAGACCGAAACCGCCGAAACCGTCTTCCTTCGCACCTACTCCCGCAAGAAGCCCGATGGGTCACAGGAAACCTGGCCCGAGACCGTCACCCGTGTCGTAGACGGAAACCTGAGCCTGGTCGAGCCGCGATACATCGAGGCCGGCGAGCGCCAGGCCCTCATCGACCTGATCCAGAACTTCAAGTTCCTGCCTGCGGGCCGGCACCTGAAGAGCAGTGGCGTGAACAATTTCGCGTTGAACAACTGCTGGGCCGCCGGATGGTCCGAGGACCCGGCCGAGCACTACACGTTCACTCTGTTGCGCCTGGCCGAGGGTGGGGGTGTTGGCAGCAACTACAGCAGCCGGTACCTCGACCGTGCCCCCACCGTCGAGAACTGCGTGACCACGCACATCGTGTGCGACCCCGCGCACCCCGACTACGAGGATCTGAGCAAGGCCGGGCTCATCAGCGCCGAGTACGACTACGCATGGGCTGGGGCCTACTCCGTGGAGGACTCGCGGGAGGGCTGGGCCTGGGCACTCGGCGACCTGATTCGCTCAGCCCACGAGCCGACGATGAAGCACCACAATCGCGTCTTCGACGTCAGCCGTATTCGAGGGAAGGGAGCTCCGCTGCGCAGCTTCGGCGGGACGGCCTCGGGTCCCGAACCGTTTGCACGGATGATGATCGAGGTCGGCCAGATCCTCTCGGAGGCTGCCGGTTGGCCGCTCAACGGCATGGACGCGATGTCGATAGACCATCAGATCGCGATGGCCATCGTCGCGGGCGGAGTTCGCAGGTCGGCCCGCATGAGCATCATGCACTGGGACGACTCCCTGATCGAGGAGTTCTTGACGTGCAAGTCTTCGGACACCGCGGCGATGTGGACGACGAACGTCTCCGTCGAGATCGACGCGACCTTCATGAAGGCCCTGGACGAGAAGAACCCTCGTGCCCAGAAGATCATGAAGGCGATTGCCGAGGGTGCCCTTGGGAACGGGGAGCCTGGGTTCTGGAACTCGACGCTGACTGCCGAGGGTGAGGTGGATGGGACCTACACCACCAACCCCTGTGGAGAGGCGACCTTGAACCCGTGGGAGCCGTGCAACCTCGGATCGGTCAACCTCGGTAAGTTCGTTCATGAGGGGGAAGCTGACTTCACCGATCTTGAAGACGCCCACCGGCTTGCCACCCGCTACCTGATCCGAGCGACCTTCGCCGAAGTGGCGGACCCCAAGTCCGCCCAGGCCATCCAGAAGTACCGACGGATCGGTGTCGGCCACCTCGGGTTCGCCGACTACCTCTTCAAGCTGGGCGTCAAATACAGCCGCGCCCCCTACAACCCCAGCATCCGATTCGACCTGGCGCATTTCGCGAACACCGTGGACCGGGCCGCCGCGGAATACGCCAACGAACTGCGCATCCCCGTACCCATCAAGAAGAGGGTAATCGCGCCAACCGGGACCACATCCAAGCTGGCCAGCGCTTCGGGTGAAGGCATCCACCCACCCTTCGCGGACTTCTTCCTGCGCCGGATTCGCTTCTCGTCCATCGAGCCAACGGAGAAGGCCCAGATCGAGGCATACGAGAGGAAGGGCTACCGCACCGAACCGTGCGTGTACTCGGCCAACACGGTCGTGGTCGAGATCCCGACCGTCGATCCGCTCCTGCCCGACTATCCCGAGTGCGCGGACGCCTTCGAGCACTCGGGGGAGCTGACCCTGGACCAGATGCTCTCGGTACAGCGGATGTACCAGGAGCTTTGGGCCGACCAGGCCGTGTCCTACACGGCCTCGGTGAACCCAGAGACCTACACCGTCACGGACGTGTACGAGACGCTGCGAGGCTTCCTGCCGGTCCTCAAGGGGACCACCATCTTCCCGGAGATGAGCCGCCCGCAGTCCCCGTACGAGCGGATCTCCAAGGAGGAGTACGAGAAGCGCATGTTCGAAATCGGAGAAGTCGTCGCGGATACCGGATACGACGAGGTCTGCGCCTCCGGCGCCTGCCCTATCTGAGAGTTAGATCACGCACCATTAAGTTGGAATGTGACACAAGAAATGCGAGGATGAAGACATGAGTGAAAACCCCTTCGGAAGCGGTTCCCCCTGGGATGAACCCACCGACAACACCACCACGAACGAGACCAACACGGAGTCGCCTGTGACCACTGCCGCCCCCGCCCCGACCGCCGCGCCCGAGGGCGTCACCGTCTCCTTCAAGGGCGGCCTCGGCTACGACGCCTCCCTCGCCGTGCTGCGGGCCCCGACCGTCACCGACATGGACAACCTCCTGGAGGAGGAGGGGCCGGCCATCGCATCGATGCTCCGCAAGATGGCCAAGATCCAGTCCTTCAACACCGAGCTGAACACCAAGGACAAGAGCGTCGCGGCCAAGGCCGCAGGCAAGAACGTCTTCTCCGGCGGCCGAGTCCAGCAGGAGGGCGGCAACGCGGTCGTCGGCGACACCTGCGCCCACGGGCGCAAGCACTTCGCGAAGGGCGACTGGGAGGCGATGTTCTGCACCGAGCGCGAGAAGTCCGACCAGTGCCCCCCGGCCTTCCTGGACAAGAAGACCGGCAAGTACGTCCAGAAGTAGCCGCCATCAAGGTTGGAATGTGAGAACCGGGGGCCGGGCAACCGGCCCGGCCCCCGTATCCGAGGAGAGCAAATGCGCTACGACACCGAGCACGAACAGTGCTACGTGTGCGCCGCAACCTACCCGCCGGAAGACCTGGCATCGGTGGACATCGACGGCGTGGAGGAACTGGCCTGCTACGGGTGCGCCCCGGACTACGAGGAGGCCCCGTGATCCAGTTCGAGAGCGCCATGGACGTAGAGCTCGTGCAGCAGCTCGCCACCGACGAGATGGTGTGCACAGCCGCCCGAGTCTCCACCACCGGGGGCAAGGTCCAGCCCGCCACCCGCGAGAAGGATGCGGGCCTGATCAACTTTCTGATGCGGGACCGGCATGGCAGCCCCTTCGAGCACGGCACTTTCACCTTCCGGATATCCGCCCCCATCTTCGTCGTCCGCGAGTTCATGAGGCATCGGGCCGGCATGAGCTACAACGAGGAGTCCGGGCGATATCGCGAGCTGGAGCCCGTCTTCTACGTCCCCTCAGGGGACCGGGCCCTGGTCCAGGTCGGCAAGGCCGGCGCGTACGACTACAAGCCCGGCACCTTCCGCCAGGCCCTCGTTGTGGGGGAGTCCCTGCGGATGGCCTACACCGAGGCGTGGACCCAGTACCAGGCCATGCTGGGCGAAGGAGTCGCCCGCGAGATCGCCCGCAGCGTCCTTCCGGTCGGAACCTTCTCGACCTTCTATGTCACCTGCAATCCGCGGAGCCTCATGCACTTCCTCTCGCTCCGCACCAAGAGCGACCACGCCGTGTACCCGAGCTTTCCCCAGGCCGAGATTGAGACGGTCGCGGACCGGATGGAAGAGCACTTCAAGGCCCACATGCCGATGACCCACGAGACCTTCGTACAGCACGGCCGGGTGGCGCCGTGAAGCTCGGCAACGCCCTGGCCGCGCTCCTCCTGGCCGTGGCCGCAGTTGGTTCATTCCTGATCTGGACCAAGGGCCCCTGCGGCCTGTGGACGTACGCGAAGGCCGGAGACACCCCGGCCCGCTGCGTCACCCGCCTCCCCTGATGGCAGAGCTGGTAAGCCTCCTGGCCTTCTACCAGTGCCCCTGCGGAATGTCCTTCGTCCTGGACTACCCAGCCGACGAAACCCCCGAAGAACCCGCGGCCTGCGCGGCCTGCGAGATACCTGGAGCCAACGAATGACCATGTGGAGCGCTACCTACGAGCGCGAGAACTCTCAGATGGACCTGCTGAACGTCCCCCTCAACAGGGTGACGATCGAGGTCACGGAGGAGAACACGGCACTGATTACCTCCCTGCGAGACCAGCTGGCCCAGGCCGAGGCCAAGGTGAAGGAACTGACCGACGCCCGGAAGTACTGGACCCAGCGCTACGACGAGGAGAAGCGGGTCTCCGCCGACTGGCGAGGCCGCTACGAGACCGAGCGGGCCCGCAAGACTGAGGGGGCCGGCCACCGCTACGTGCAGCTCGTCAAGCACCTCTCGGACCGCAAGCGCGCCCTCGAAGGCGTCGCCGAGCGAGCCCAGCGCGACAAGCGGTGGGCCGGTGCCGCGGACGCCCAGGCCCACCTTGACGAGATCCAGACTGCTCTGCGAGCTGCCGGTGTTCTTTGAGAGCTGGGACGAGGTCCCTCTTCACGTCTACGTCCACAACAACATGACCGTTGAACGGCGGGTGGGCCCCATCACCGAGGAGTCCGAGTTCCCGCCGGTCCTGGAGGGCACCTACTGATGTTCGGGACAAAGGCTGCCGCGCTGCGACAGGTGCAAGCGGAGCTGGCGCTGAGTCAGCGTGCCGCGATGAAGCACCAGCAGATTGCCAACCGGCTCAACCTCTACGCAGACGAGCTGGAACGGGAACTCGACGTCGCCGTACGCGAGTACACCAGCCTCGAAGCTCGGTATGACGCCCTCGTGGCCGAGCGGGATCGACGCCGAGGTAAGGAGCCGCCTCTTTAAGCGCTCAAAGTTGGAATGTGACACTGGGAGATCTGTGTGAAGGTCATCGACTACAGCCTCAACGGCGACAGCATCCGAATCAATGTGGTCGAGACCGAAGAAGACCTCCTCGATTTCCGCCAGTTCATCGTTACCAATCGGCGCGCACTCGGATTCGATACCGAGACCGATGGCCTCTCCTGGTGGGAAGACGGATTCCGAATCAGGCTCGCACAGTTCGGAAACGCTCACGAGAGCTACGTCCTCCCCGTGGAGAAGGGCGGCCTCTTTCAGGACGACGCCATCAAGGCTGTGGGATGGGTACAGAAGCTCGTCATGCAGAACGGCACCTACGACATCCTCTGCATGGACCGGGTCTGGGGAGTCAAGGCCGAATCCGTCTTTCCGCGGCTTCTCGACAGCCGGATAGTGGCCCACCTCGTAGACAGCCGGGGCCGGAAAGACGGCGGCGTCGGTCACTCGCTCGAAGAACTCACCCGCCACTACCTCTCCGCAGACGTGGCCGATGAAGTGAAGAGCAGCATGACCGGCATCGCCAAGGAGTTGAGGGTCAAGAAGGCCGAGGTGTGGCCGATCGTTCCGCTGGAACATGAAGGCTTCAACCTCTACGCCGGCATGGACCCCATCCTGGCGTTCCGGCTGGCCCGCAAGCTCAAGCCCCTCATACCGGCCTCTGCACGAAAGCTCCTCGACTACGAACACCAGCTCGCCGCCGCATGCGCCTACATGGTCCGCACAGGCATCAAGGCCGACGTCCCGTACATCGAGGCCCGCGCCAATGAACTGGCCCGCACCGAGGTCCACTTCAAGGAAGTGGCCGCCAGGCTCGGACTGGAGAACATCAACTCTCCCAAGCAGGTGGGGGAGGCGATCATCAGCCGGGGAATCCGGCCCACCGGCAAGACCCCCACCGGACAGCCCAAGGTCGATGACCAGCTCCTCAAGGCCCATCTCGGCGACCCACTGTGTGAGGCCATCTACCAGGGCAAGAGGGCCGCCAAGGCAAAATCGACCTGGTTCGACAATGCCTTGGCCAACCGCGACAGTGAAGATCGGTTGCATGCCTCGATAAATTCGACCGGTGCCCGGACAGCCCGTATGTCGATTTCCGGGGCGATACCGGCCCAGACATTCCCGTCGAAGGATTCACTGGTCCGCCGCGGATTCGTTGCTGACCCAGGGCACCTCGTCTGCGCGGTCGACTACAAAGCCCAGGAACTCCGTGTACTGGCGGCCCTGTCGGGAGACAAGGCCATGAAGCGGGCGTTCAGGGAAGGGGCCGACCTTCACCAAATCACTGCGGACTCGGCGGGCGTCGACCGGGCCACCGGCAAGATGGCCGGGTTCCTCACCGTCTACGGCGGCGGCTGGGCGGCCCTGGCCACCCAGGCCGGAGTCAGCGAAGAGACAGCACGCCGCGCGATCGACGGATTCTTCGACGCCTTCCCCAGGGTTCGCGAGTACTCCGAAGAACTACAGAAGGAAGCGCGCCGCACCGGCTTCATCACCACCAACACGGGACGCCGGCTCCTGGTCGACAAGCGGCGCCCGTACGCCGCCTTGAACTACGCGGTGCAAAGCGCAAGCCGGGACGTGACGGGGAGGGCAATCCTGCGCCTCCAGAAAGCCGGATACGGACCGTACTGTCTCCTCCCGGTTCACGACGAGGTGATCTTCCAGTTCCCGGAAGAGCATGCCGTGAAGGCGACGGCCAAGGCCGCCCAAATCATGAAGGAAACGATGAACGGCGTCCTCATCGATACCGATGTATCGGTCTACGGAAAGAGCTGGGGATGCGGCTATATGGCCGCCGGCCAGTACTGCGACCTCTGCAACACCATCCACAAGGAGAATGAATGAGTAACGAACACGACCCATTTGACGAACTCGTCGGCGGAATCAGTAAGGAGATCCATGAACGAGTCATCGAAAACACCGGTCTCGCGGCTATCAAGTCAGCGAGGATCGCCGGGACCGTCATCAAGGAAGCAAAGGACTGGGGCGTCCCGAAGGACCTGGCCGAAGTCATGGGCGCTGACGTCTGGCAGCTCCTCATGATCGGAACCCCTGTCACGGAGGTGGCCGAATGAACAGTGACCACTTCACCGTCGAAGGCATGGAGAACGGCGGCATCGTCCTCTGGATGAAGGACCGCGACGACCCGATCGCCGAGGGCGGCTGCTCCTGCTGCGGCGACAACGACGTCACTCTCACCGACCTGATCAACGCGGCCAAGACCCACTGGGGTTACAAGGAGAAGGAGGCCGCGGAGTGACCTCATACCTCCTCTTCTCCTCGCCGGCCTGCGTCCCCTGCCAGCGAATGAAGCCCCTGATCGCCCAGGAATCCATCACGGCCGACGTCACCGTGACCGACATCGTCACCCCCGACGACCTCTTCGGGGTCCTGGACGTGACCGGCGTCCCGACCCTTCTGGCCATGAAGGACGGTCGCGAGGTCGGCCGCCTGACCGGCCTCAAGAGTCAGGCAGACCTCATCGTGTTCTTCGAGGAAACGAGTTGATGGATGACCGCCCGGACTGGGACACCTACTTCCTCGGAATCGCCGAGGCTGTCGCTGCGCGAGGTGATTGTTGCCGCTGCCGCGTCGGAGCTGTGGTGGTCGGACCTGACCGGCGAATCCGCTCTACGGGATACAACGGATCGTATCCAGGAGGCCCGTCGTGCAGCCGTGGACAATGCCCGCGCTGTCTCTCAGACGCCGCCTCCGGCTCCTCATACCAGGACTGTATTGAAACTCATGCCGAAGCGAACGCACTGCTTTATGCCGACTGGGCGGATTGCCAGGGCGCAACGATCTACATAACGAGATCGCCTTGCCGTGACTGCGCGAAGCTCATCCGGTCTTCGGGTATCAGGGAGGTCGTCTACCTGTCTGCCGAAAGCGTGAGTCGTAGGGTGATCTGATGCGCTATCGTGACCGCAAGTTTGTGAAGCATGGCGGTTGGGAGCCCCGCATGAAGGTAGTACAGCTGGTCCAGCTTGAGGTCGAGGGCGAGGAGTACGAGGGCCACGTCGAAGACCCGAAGACTGTTGCCCAGATCCAGAAGGCGAGCGACGCCTACGAGAAGGCCCTTGAAGGGCTTCACGCAGTCCTCGAAGAGGCTGGGGTGAACCGCGTTTACCGTGATAGCCCGGCTCCGAAGGTCGCCGCGGGCTCCAAGAAGAAGACCGCCTCTGGTCCTGAAACGTCCGACGTGCGGGCGTGGGCAATCAGCCAGGGCGTGTCCGTTCCCGACCGCGGCCGTCTCAAGGACTGGCTGTACGAGGCGTACGAGAAGAAGGTGTCCGGCGCTGCTCTCAAGGCGTTGGTCGCAGAGCACCAGGGCGACTAGCAGTCAACGAAAGCGAGAAGGGCCCCCTCCGCGGAGGGGGCCCTTCTCGCTTTCGGCCGTGTTACGCGCGGCCTGCCAGCATGAGTGCCAGAGGGCCGGCGGGGAGAAGAAAGCGACCCTCGCGAACGGCCTCAATGACGTCGGGCATGGACCACCACGACAGTATGAAGTCGGCCTCCGGGGGTTCGAGCTGCGGTCGACCGACGGTCAGCTGTCGAGCCTCGAATAGGTGAACCCGTGCGGTACTGGCGAGGGTGATGGCGTACGAACCGAGCGGGCGCCAGTCCTCAGCCGTAATGCCCGCTTCCTCACGCAGCTCCCTGCGGGCGCACTCTTCCGGGGTCTCGGCTCCTTCGACTCGGCCTCCGGGCAGGAACAGGTACTCGCCACCGTGCCGGGCGAACTCCGAGCGGAGGATGGCCACGCCGTCCGCCTGGTCGATGGCCACGATCACCGCCGCGTCCGGCGTGGCCATTCCATGCTCCATCCCGAGGTCCCTTCAAAGTCGATCTTCGTCGGTGGCGATAGCTACCTCCATGGAGTTGCCCTTGAACACGGCCAGGTCCTGACCGATGAGCAACCCCTCAAGCTCTTCGTTCAGCCAGTCCGATAGCGGCTTGAGCGTGTTCAGCGTGTGCTCAAGTCGGACGTCATCGTCCTCCAACAGATCCAGGTATCGACCCAGGTCTTCCTTGAGGTCATCGGCCACGCGCACAAGCTCACGGCCGTCACCCCACCCGTACTGCGGGTCGGCCGGTATGAACCTGAACTCGTATCGGTAGTGGTACATCGCCACTCAGGCCCGGTAGATCGAAGGCTGTTCAGCGACCTGCTCGGGGGTGAGTCCTTCGACGGTCATGTTCCCCGTCCACACCTCATCACGGTGCGCGTAGGTGGTGCCGAAGCTGACCTTCCGCCCGCCGGGCTCCAGCTTCCAGTCCTGATCTTCAAGCTTGGCGATCCGATCACTACCTACGACGAACGCGCGGGTCGCTTGCGCCAAGATCCACTGACCCATGGTCTCCCGCGTCGCGCCTTCCTTGCACATGTTGGCTGCCATCTGCCAGAGCCGAAGCCAGTCCGCTCCCGGAGAGAGGGGGCCGATGATGGCCACCTCCCCGATCTTCCGTTGATCCAAGTGGTGAGTGGCGTACCCGAACACGGTGCCGAAGAGAACAAACACGGTGACCCTGCTGCGGCCCGTCAAGCCCTCGATAATGGTCGTCATTGATGGAACCCTTGGGGAGTGAGGCGGTCCGGACGCATTGGAGGCGTCCGGACCGCTTCGTTCAGGTGGGGGATCGGTCGGTCAGGGCTCGATCAGCAGCACGGGCCGTCGCCGCAGCACGCGGGCTGATTGCACTCGGCTGCGGTTCCCCACAGCTTTTCGTCCACGTTGAACCCGGCGGCCTTGACGCGGTCGGCCACGGACACCATCAGCGCCCGCGTCCGGACCTTGGAGTTCGGCGCGTGGTGCACGAAGTACCCGAACTTGTCCTGGCACCAGTCGGCGTACTCCTGCGTGTGCAGCATGAACGTGTGCCAGCCGGGGTCCACCAGCTGACTCGGCGCGAGGTCGTACGCCTTCTCGCTACCGAGGACGTACACGAACGCGATGGCCTGGTCCATCACGCGGTCAGCCACGACTCGCTCCATGCCGTACTCGTCGGCACAGAACGCGGCGAGGCGTTCGAACAGCTCGGGACTCACGAGGTCCCGGCCGTGCCGCAGCGCGACCGGAGCGTCCAGCATCGTCGTCACGGTTTCTCCTCTCGGGTGGGTGAGGGTCAGGAGGCTGGCGGGGGCGGGAACTGGTCCCCACCCGTACCGCCGGACTTGTCTCCGGGGTCGGTGCGCATCTGCTGATCACCCCCTTCCGGGGTAATTACCGTCCGGGAGCCTCGGCCTCTCCTGGTGCCGAGACGCTTCCCTCACCGCCAGGGCGGCACATCGCCTGCTGCACAGACCAACGTGTGCGGCAGGAGTCTTTGGGTGCTCAGGGTTCGCAGCGTCCGCATCGACAGGGCGGAAACCGAACCGGATTTGCTGTGACCTCGGCGTCCAGCGCCTCGGTTATCAGGACACCCGGTCGACGGTCACTGACCTGTCCGCTGGGGCTCACGGTGTAGACCTCAAGGGTCAGTCTGGCTCGGGGCTCGGTACCCTTCGAGTCGTCCATGATCGCGATACCTCCGCCCGTTGAATCCGTGCTGCGGAACCCACTGGGAGAGCATCGACCCCCGGAGGAGTCGGCCTCAACGAACTTGCACGAGCTTGCACATTTTCACCCGAGTGCGGCGATGGCATCCGTGATCAGGCTGCGGGCCTGTTGTCCGACACAGGCGAGTTTTGCCAGCTCAGAGAACATGCGCGCGTAGATGTCGATCTCGCTAGGCTGCTTGACCGTGATCTGAGCGGTAGCCAGCTCAGTGATCACTTGTAGGTCATCGAAGATCCAGAACCCTTCGACAGGCCACATATCCCGTTCCGCCGTCATGGGCACCACGCCGAGACTCACGTTGGGCATGGCGGCGACCTGGAGCAGATGCCCGAGCTGTGCGGCCATCACTTCGGGGCCACCGAATCGGGCCCTCAGCGCTGCCTCTTCGAGGACGAACGAGAAGTGCCGATGCCCGTCCCTCATGTACCTCTGGCGGCGAATCCGGACCCTCACTGCGGATTCCACATCGTCCGGGATCTGCCGGAAGGCGACGATGCGGGACATCATCGTCGTGGCGTAGCCCTCGGTCTGGAGCAGGCCGGGGATGACGCTCGCTTCGTAGATACGGAAGCGGTGTGTTCGGGCGTAGAGAGGGACGTGCGCTTCTTGTCCGGCCGTGAGGCCGGCCTTCTGGACGGTCTTCCACTCGACGTACATCTGATCGATGCCGCGTGCGGTGGCCCGCAGATCCTCAAGCGCCCCCGGCTCCCCGCACAGGGTCACGTAAGCGAGCAGGTCTGCGTCCGATGGCATGGTCTTGCCGTTCTCGATGCGGGAAGCCTTGGACTCGTGCCAACCGGCACGGGCCGCGAGGGCCCGTGCCGAGAGCCCGGTCGGCCTACGCATGTCGCGGAGTCGCCTGCCCAGGGCAGCGCGGGCTTCCTCTACGGCGGACGAAGGTGAGGTCTTCACGAGGAGTGCGCGGTCAGGTGGGCTGATACTCCGAGTGCGGGGTAGCTCGCTCCCAGACGGCCTCGAAGGCCGACGTGCAGAGCTTGATGATCGCCGGATCGGTACAGACCTCGATGGGGTCCTCAGCCCACTCACCGTCACCGGTGAAGTGATTGATCAAGGCATAGTGCCCATCGAAGATCCAGAAATCATTGCCAGGGAACGCGATGTCCGTGGCCCGCCGACGCGGCAGCCACTTGATCTGCTCACCGGCCCGGACGTTGGCGTCGGAGATGTGGTGCTCGAACCTCAGGTAGTCCGACTCGGGAGTGGAGAAGACTCGGGCCCGCCGGATCAGGACGCCACGCGCGGTGGCCTCCCTGACCCACCGGAGCCAGGGCCACAGCTCCTCGTCGTTGTCCTCGCGCCGGTTCCGCTCGCCGGCCTTCCACGCGTCGAGGCCGGGGTCCGACATGTAGCCGTCCCGCATCTCCAAGTGGATGGCCGAGTGCTGCGCCGAAGACAGCAACTCCTCAAACGTCGGTACCTTCGTCACCTTCCACCTCCAAGAAGAACTGCACCATCCGACGGGGCAGTTCGATCACATCCTCGTGCCCGGGGATGCTCATGAGCGCCCGCCGCTCGTCGTCGGTCACCTTGAACCCTTGCACCAGGTAGGTGTTGGTGTCCTCGTCCAAGTAGATCGTGGGCGAGCCGCCGTCCCTGCTCTCGGGGTCCTTGCCAAGCATCCGCAGGGCCATGATCTCCTCCTTGCTAGGTACGGACGATCTCTGTGTGAAAGCTTGCGCCGCAACCACTCGTCGGCGCATCGAACTTGCGCGAACTTGCACAGTCAGTTCTGGGGATGGCTGGTTTGCTACAGGTTCTTCCCGAGCAGTGGTCCGGCCGCCCGGGGCGACCCACAGGCGGCCGGACCGGCTCCCTTCCTGGCATGGGGGAGGTGCCAGAAACTCTCGGGAGCGCGTCCCACGCGGGTACGGCTGATCGGCGCGTGGGAGAACTATGAGCCCTTGTTGATCCAGACAGCGCACATGAGCACGCCCAGGGCGAAGCAGGTAAGGAACGTGATCAGTCGGTACACCACGATCTCCGAGGTCTCCACTAGTCGCTCCTCCAGCTAGGGGCGATCGTGCGGGAAGGCCGGCGCCTGGCCGCCCGGTCTTCAATGGCGACCCCAGACATCAGGCAGGGGTCTCTGAGGGTGTAGTCCGTGTGGTCGGTGATGCGACCTCGGACGACGGCAGCGAGTCGATGACAACTCGTTCCCGGGCATCTCAACGCGTAGATCCGTTGGGAGATCGGGTCACGGAAGACCTGGTGCAGGTAACCGAGGTCGGCTACTGACGGGGTAATGAGGACGATCCGAGCCATTGCTTCCGTCTGTGGTTGAGCCCTCGCCCCGGCCGGGAGATGGAGTGATCACAGCCGGGGCGAGGAGTTAGCGAAGGCTGCGGTAGATCCGCTCGGCGCCTCCAGCCGGTCTGGCCCTACCCCCGTCGAAGATGAGCGTTCTCCCGCCGCCGAACCGTCCGCGCATGTCCCTGATCCGCAGGAGCCGGCCGTCGAGGAAGGCGAAGTCCCCCACCCTCAGGTCGAAGGGCCGCATGTTCTCGTGCGGGATCGTGCCAGGGGGAATCCTGAACGGCTCCCCCGAGGGCCGCTCGATGATGGTCGGCTTCCGCTTCTCCGTCGCCGAGCAGTTCTCGTTCGCGGCGAGCCACGAGAACCCGTTGGCGTTCTGGAGCGTGATCAGGCCCCCCAACGGGTGAACCTTGGTCACCTCTCCACGTTCGCCCCGGTTGTTGTCGAACACCTTCTGGCGCAGCTTGAACATGCTCGGCTCAGGCCCTTCCGCGCGGTAGGAGGGGCCTCTCGGACCCGCCGATCACACGCTCGACAACCTCACCGACGACCACTGCGGCCTCCTCCTCGGAGGCGGGCCAGCACATCGCCCGCCTCGCGGTCCAGGTGGTCTCGCCGGGCGGCCGGACGAGCGTCAGCGTGTCGCTGTCCTCGGGGATGTCTACGATGCGACCGACCTGCTGACGCTGGCCGTCCACGACGATGTCCCGAAGCCGGAAACTGTTCACCTTCACCACCTCCGTCGACCTTCTTTGTCCGTCTGATGGAGAGCGTGGCCCTGAGTGGCTAGCCTGAACAGGAGTTTTATTGGGATGAGTTGGAGAAGGCAGAAAAGATGGGGACTGCTCCGCGCGGCCGACCGCGACTAGATCTGGACACGTCGACACCTGCTGGACTCCTCGGGTCCAAAGTGCGCCGAATGAGGGACGCGCGTGGGTGGACCCCGAAGCAGCTTGCAGACGAGGTTTTCAGCAACGAATCCCTGATCAGGAAGCTGGAGCGGGGTCAGGCGAGTCCGTCGGAAGGGCTGGTAGCCAAGCTCGACAAGGTCTTCGACGCCGGCGACGAGCTGAACGAGCTGTGGCCGCTCCTGGCCATCAAGACCGTCACTGAGTACGCCGAAGGATTTCTGGACCACCAGAAGCGAGCCAAAAAGATCCAGGAGTACTCGCAGGTCGTGCCTGGTCTGTTCCAGACTCACGACTACGCGTTCGCCCTTGCTGAATCCATGTCTTTCGTGAACGGTCGAGACCCGGTGGCCGTGGCTGAAAGCCGTGTCGAACGTCAGGCCATACTCACGGGCCCCTCTGCCCCATGGTTCCTGGCCGTCCTGGACGAGGCGGCGATCCGACGTGTGGTCGGATCGAAGTCGGTGATGGTTGAGCAGCTTGAGCACCTGATCAAGTTGAGCGAGAGGCCGCGGATTGAGGTCCACGTGCTGTCCTTCGGTGAGACCGTCCCCGCAGTCCTGACGGGCAGCCTGTCCGTACTGACCATGCGGAGCGGTACCACGGTGGCCTACACCGAAGGCCCGTCAACGGGAAGAATGTTCCAAGGCAGCGAGGCTGATAGCTACGCTGTCCTCTACGATCGCGTCCTGAGTAGCGCGCTGCCGAAGACTCGGTCGATCGAACTGATCCGTGCAGTGATTGAGGAGTACCGCAAGTGAGTGCTGACCTGGTGTGGCGCAAGTCCAGTTACAGCGGTGGAGACCCGGACAACTGCGTTGAGGTCGCTGCGGGCGACGCTCCCGTCGTCCACGTGCGCGACACCAAGGACCACGGCAAGGGACTGCTGACGGCGTCGCCTGCCGCCTGGTCCGCGTTCCTCGGCTACGCCAAGGGTGGCGAACGCTAGGCCCCCCGTCACGTCTGTATGAACGAACTGACCCCCTCCGCGGCCAGTGCCGCGGAGGGGGTTAGTTCACCTCCGCAAGTTGGAATGTGACATTCGTGGTACGGTCGTAAATGCACGGAGGCCCCTCCCTGGGGAGGGGCCTCGCTTAGCGGTTAAAGTTGGGATGTGACATTGTGGGTGACCGGGGCGAGGTCGTGACGCAGGAAGACTGCCTGGACGCCTTCTGGCAGACCGTTGCCGAGTTGACCATCAAGTACGCCGACCGCCTTGCGGAGGGCTAGGCCGCCAGCTCCTGGTCCTTCTTGGTGGGCTTCGGCGGCGGCGGAACCCACATGGGCCAGATCGTGCACTTGGTTGCGACCTTCCGGCCACGGTTCACCCGTATCTCCCGCACCAAGGTCTTGATCAACTTTCGCTGGTCGGCCACATCTGCCACCTCCAGCAGCTTCATGACCGTCGCGAAGTCCTCGATCTCGGGCTTCGGCGTAATTACCGGAGCGTCCTTGATCTTCTTCTTGAGGGCGGCCTGCTCCTCCTTGAGGCGGTATTTCGTACCGTCGTATTCCGCCCGGCGGCGACGGGCGGCCTCGTCCGAGATCAACTCGTTGAGAACGGCATCCGTCAGCTTGTCTTCCTTGGCCCGTAGCTCCGTCAGCTCCCGGGTGATCTGATCCAACCGAATCGTCTCCTCGGTGGCCTTCTCCTTGATCTGCTGCGCCTGGAGCTGAGCCACGCGGGCCGGCACGCTTCCAGCGCCCTGCGGATCTTCCTCAACGCGCTTCAACAGCCAGTCCTTGACGACTGTCATGACCGTCTCCAGCGAGACGTAGACACCCCCGCCAGGGCAGTCCTTGAACTTCATCTGCCGTGTGCATCGGAACAGCACGTCGAAGGGGTTGGGCTTCCCGTCCTTCCAGGGCCTCTGGACCTTCTTGGCGCGAAGCATGGCGTGCATATTGTTGCCGCAGCCCGAGCATGTCAGGGCTCCCGAGACTTCGTACTTAGCTGAGTGGTCGTGGGCCTTGTCGTCGTCCTGCTTGCCCTTGAGGCGACGCGCAACGTACGCATCCCAGACCTGCTCGCAGTAGACAGGATCGTCCCAGATCGCCTGATGCTTGCCTCGGTAATAGAGGTACGAGGTGATGTCCCTGTGCGCGCTCTTACGCCTCTTCTTGGTGGTCCCGTCCTCGCGTGTGATCACGACATGGAGCTCTTCCGGGAGCGTGTACCGGACGTAGCCAAGCCCGAAGCCGGAATCCAAGATCGAGTAGAGGTCCCCGGCGTCGATCTCCCGGCCCGTCCAGTGAACGACTCCCTTCGCGCGCAGCCACAGAACCATTGACCGTGCCGACTTGCCCTTGATGGCGTCAAGGTAGAGCTGGCCGTAGATGGGGTTAGTGACCCTGTCGCGCTTGAGAACGCCGTCCTTGCAGTTCGGGCACTTGTCCATAGGCTTGCCCGGTTCGGGTGTAGGGCATGTGTCGCAGCGGTAGTAACCGAACTTTCCGCGGCCAGCCGAACCGTGGGGGAGGCCGTGATTCTTGCGGCGCTCGATGGCCGCCTTCCACATGTCCGACTTCTGGTTGGACTCCAGCTCGGCAATGTTGAGCATCTGAGCGATGGCGAAGCGGCCGATCGTCGTCTTGCCGTCGAAGTCCTCGTGAGCTGCCCGGACCTCGATCCCGTAGGCCAGGAGATCGTCAAGGTGTTGCAGCGACTCACGCAGGTTGCGCCCGAAGCGCGACCAGATCCAGAGGATCAGGACATCGAATTCCTTGTTCCGGGCCATCTCCTTGATCTCGGAGATCTTCCGGTCCTCGAACTCTCGGCCAGACTCACCGAGGTCCATGATCGGCTCGATGGTCACTTCGATGTCGTTTGCATCGGCCAGCTTCATGCCGTGGCCGACCTGGAGTTCCGGGCTGATCAT